CTACAAATTCTCTAATTAAAATACAAATTGCTTGTAAAGATACATGAGTTATCTCTGATACACCTACAGTTTCTTTAAGTATATGAATTGCTTTTTTCATATGTTCTTTTTTCTTTTCTACAGTTGTAATCTTACTTGAGCCATTAATATATCTGTAAATACAAGACAGAGCATTAATATCATTTTTAGTAGTACCTGCTTGTAATCCATTATCTTCTATAACTTCTTTTACATTTAACCATTCCGGTACTTGAGCCGATACACCTACTCTATACTTATCAATCGGTTTAACTGCTTGGGAGTTTTGATTGATATTTAAAAAGTTTACTGCATCAAATTTCTTTACTTCTTTTTCCCCTAAGTTTGGATTTTCTGATACTACACAAGGTACTTTCTTAAGACCTATAAGTTTTGCTACATAGGCTCTATGTTGACCATCTGTCACAAAATATCCATCATTTCTCTTACTAACACTAATTCTACCAAAGCTAACTGGATCGAAATCTTTGATGATTCTTTCAACTTGTGAAATTAGCAGACTTCTTTGTGTATCTTGATCTATGTGTAATTTATCTACATCTATCCATTCTTCTACACCAAACCCATCTTCTTTAAACGCTATTTTCTTAAGTTCTTCTACTTTTTCAAGTGTTTCCTTAGAAAGTTCCCTTTCCTTTTTTTCTGCAGGTTTTACTGGTGTTTCTTTAGTAGGTGATACCTTAGATTCTACTTTAGGTTTTATTACTGTTTCTTTTACAGGTGGTGTTTTTGATTCTGCTATTATTTCTTTTGTTTGTGCAGGTTTTATCTGCTCTTTTTGAATAATTTCTTTTACAGGCTCTTTTGTATTTTGTGTGCCTATTACCTTTTTACTTCTTGCCATGTTTAACCCTCCTTTATATTTGTTCTTAATCTTTATTGTAACATATATATAAACAAAAAAAAATGGTCTACACATAAATAATGTAGACCATTTTAATTATTTGTTTAAAAATTGTAAAAATCCTTGTAAGTAGGCTTGTTGTTGTCTTAAATCATAATCAGAATTTTTAATATGTATATGTAAAGCATCGTCATTTGAATCCTCTGATAGCAACACTATACTATCTTCAAGTTCATTTCCAATTATACGAAAACTTTTTCTTGATACATTTTGTTCTAATTCTTCAAGTACTTTTTCAAGTTCTGAATATGTAAAATCTTTTTCAAAGGTAATTCTTATTTTATTGTTACGTTTTTCTATTATAATCGGTTTTTTGTTTGTTTTACTTAATTTGTTTAATTTTTCTTCAAATATACCTTTGATTTGTTTTACTTGAGCATTATCTTCATCTAAAAATTTCTTATGCATAATTTCCATTATTGTGCAAGATTTTATAACAGATTCAAGTTGATCTTTATTTAATCCCTCTTCCACATCTTCTATAATGTCTGCAAATACTAAATTTCCTTTAAATGCTATTCTCATTTTAAGAATCGTATCCTCTTTCGATCCTTTATTGTCCTGTAATAACTCTAATCCTGTTTTTAATAACTCGAAGTGTTCTTCAAGTATTTTAGTGAATAATTGCCCCATTCTTGCAATCCTCCTATGTCCTATAAACGTATGTCCTGTAATTGCTTACAAACATTATTATAAGACATAGGTGTGTTTTTGTCAATACTAGTGTTTATTTTTTTTGGAATTAATTATAAATTTCTGATATATATACCATTAATTCTTCTGCTTGTTCACTAGTTATTTTGTCTGCACTTAAGTAAAGTACTACTCTATCTTTACATTCTTGCTCTGTAAGAGTTTTTCCTTTTATTAATCTTTTTAACATTTCGAAAGTTCTTTTTTGCATATTTGTCATATCTTTTTCTCCTATTCTTCTTGTTCTTTTTTTGTTTTGCATTTCTTTTTCCATAATCATCATATCAACATTCATCATGTAATCTATGATGTTATTGTTTATATCATCAGTTAACATAATATTGTTATCATTAACTGCTTTAAGTGTTTTTAAAGACTCCATCTTTGGAGTATATCTTACTGTAGTAGTTGGCACTATTGTACTATCTATGTATATAGTTCCATTTTCATACCCTTCAAGTAGGATTGGCTCTCCGTATTCATTTAGGACTTCTTCATATATTGGTGTTAAAAGTGGGTAAACAACAGTAACTGGGTTTTGTTGTAAATATGTTTTAAATCCATCTACACTCAATGTGCTTAATTTATCTCTTTTTATATTGAATTTGAAATATGGAGTCATCCCACCAGTACCACTTAAAAACTCTTCGTTACTTGTAACATTTCCAGGATGCATATCTCTTTCCATGCATTTAAATTTGTCACAAACCAATGCACCACCATGCACTTTCATATCTAGAACATTTGCATAAAAACCTGCTACATCTGGGTATTCATCTTTTAAAGTATACATAGTCCAGTTTCGTAAATGTAAATTTTTATCTATACCACATTTTCTTTCAACTACCAACCTACCATCGTTGATACATAGCCTATCTTTATAATTATTATTAACTTTTCTTAATGGTTCATCTAATAAAAGTTTTATTTTATTTTGTTTTGGTTTTTCATATGTTGTAGATGTATCAGAAATTTCTAATTGACAACGTACTTTAAAATTATTGAATACAGCACCTTCCATTGAACTGTGCATTCTTACCCTAGACACTTTTTCAACTTCATCTCCATTTATAATATAAGATGTTAAAGGATATTCAATAGTACTACCCAACCATTGAATAGTTCCATCTCTTTTTGTAACTTTGTAAGCACATCTACAATAAAGATTATAACTATTTTCACTACTTAAAATTTCAAAGTTTAATCTATATTTTTTTCCTTTTAAAAGATGTATTTCGTGTGAAAAAGGTATGTAACTAAAATCTGCTTGACCAGTTGATACCCCATTTAAATTTAAAATTCCATCTTCCATATGACATTGTATACCTTTTACATTTTCATCAACACTTTGAAAAACATCAATTAAGTTCTTGTTTTTCATTAAAATCTCGATTTCATATTTACCTTCATTATTTACTTTTTCTTCAAATGACGATTGTAAACCTTCGAAATATGGTGGTAACTCTCTGTTAGTCCAATCACCTTCTAACACTATAACATCTAAGGTGAATTGATTTAGACCATCTAATTCTGATTTAATTAATCCTCTATCTGTGAGATTGTCTAAAGTTTCCCATGTAAAAATTATAGTTGAATTAGCAGGTACAAACTTACTTCTATCACTTATTGCATTGAAAACAGACTCGTTTCTGTAGAACTGAATTGATTGACTACCTTTATTTGTTACTATAAAAGTATATATTGTAGACGGATTCAAGATTCTAATTGAACTTAAAAGTAAGCCAAATCTATTACTTTGTTTATTTACTTTTCCACCTAAATTTACCATAGTATTACCTTTGATGTCATCTAAAACAACTGCTCCATCTCCACTACCTTCAAGGTGTATTATATTTGATTGTTCTGTTTTTTCAATATAGGCATTATCTACTTGAGATAATATTCCATTAAGAATACCATCTTGCATTTCATTATTTTTTTCTAATTGGATCAGTCCAGTTCTTCTATGGTAAGAGTTTAAACTCTTACCTAGAAGTTCCTTTCCTATCTCTTTTATGTTTTTACTCATTATCTTAAGTCCTCCAGTTCTCTAACTTGTTCTTCTGTTAGTTTTCCTGCATTAAAGTAGTCTGCAAGTCTATATCCATATTCTTGTCTGCTTAATCTTTTTGAAAGAATATCTCTCTTAAGCATTTCATATGTTCCACCAAATAATCTTGCCATCGAAACTTCACCTTCATTTTCTTCTGTAGCTAATTGTAACATTACTACTCTATAGTCCATATCCATAAGATAAGGTAATATATTATCATTTATATCTACAGTATTGTTTGAAACTTCGGTTTTATTCAATCTTGTTGCTTTCACTATTGGAGTTTCCCCTGCATAAGTTACTACCGAAGTTGGTGGTATATTTGTATCGAAGAATAATGTTCCATTCTCATACCCTTCTAGGATTATCTTTTGAAGTTCAAATGGTATTTCTTCATATATTGGTTCAGATAACGGATAAACAACCCTCACTTCATTATTTCTTATCCATTCTTTAAATCCTTCTAATGTAGGCGAAGATAATCTACAAGTCTTTATTCTAATATTGAAGTTTTTTCTTGCACTCCAACATCCAATACCTTCTCTATCTCTCCAACTGACATTATCTGTCATTAAGTTACTTCCACTACTATTAAACATATTACAAGTTAAATGCATATTAGGTCTAACTTCCGTTTGTTCAGATGCACTAAATAATAATGTACCTCCATAATCTTGGGTATTTTGGTAACCCCATCCTTGTGTTTCGTCAAGGGTACATTCTTTTGTGTTTCTTTCTATCATTAGTTTTTCATCTTTAAATACAAACCTATCTTTATAATCTTGCATTGCTCTCAATGGTTCTATAGATGAAAATTGTATTTTATTTGTTTTTTGTGGAATATGCGTACTATTAACAGTATCTTCTACTAAACTAATATCTGTAAAATCATACTCACCAGTTGTTGTAGGTGTATCCGTAGTAGCATTAAATCTTATTCTTATTGTTGTATTATTACCACTGTTAAAAGTACGAGTAGTTCTTGTGTTATTATGAGCTTTATATTCTGTTATGGTTCTGTCGCTTTCTGTTTTTATCCAAGTATATCCTACATCCCAATTAGTTTTATTACCTTCATAAGCATCCTTTATCATTGTTTTTGTATAACCTAAAGTATAGTTTGTATTTGGCTTAACTTTTATTTTAAACTCACCTGCAATCAACCATTTACCATTCATGGTAGTTTTTATTTTAAAACCATCTTTTATTTTTTCTATTGTGTAATCAGGGTGATTATTCATTATTAAATTATCTGAATCTAATAAGTTTTCATTATTCATTAAAATTTCCATTTTATATGAACCATCGTCTTGAACTTTATCTTCAAAACTTGATTTCATACCTTCAAAGAAACTTGGCATCCAATTAGTCTTATCACCTTCAAGAAGTCTAACTTTAGAACCTTTTATACCTTTACCATACAGTCTTAAACTATCATCTGTTAAAGTTGCAGGAGTAGTTAATTTAAGAACATTGTTAGTTGTAGTTCCTTTTGCTCCACCTAAATTCACACCTATTGTTCCACCTTTATTAGTATCTAATGCTACTGTATATAAAGTGTTAGGTTTGATTATTGCATTATATCCAGTATTTTGGATTTTCATATTGCAAGGTATTAATGAATCATTTGATATATAAGTTATATCTGTGTAAGTGTTTAATGTTGGTTCTATTTCAAGTGGTTTGTATGTTGGAGTAGCTAGTTCCACCATTACAGTTACAGGATTGTTTTTAAAATAATCATTTGCCCCCACAACATCAAGCGATTTTAATTTACTTCGATTGACCCATATTACTAAATTACCATATGGCACAGTTCCATCTAGTCTTGTGTGTTCTGTATCTGCATTAGAATCTCTAATATATGGATAGGCAACACAAGCTCCATTACCTGCTGGTTTTGCTTTTATAGACTGTATATCTACACCAATGCGAACAGTTTTTTCATACCCTGTTGTAGCAATAAAAGGACTTACAAAATTAACACCATCAATAATAAGTTCTTTAAAGTTACGTTCAACAAACCACTTACCACCTATTTTAACTAATTTATCTCTTTTATCACTTGATAAACCTCTCAATGGTTCGTTGATTGAAATTTCTTTTTTATTCATAGCATATGGCACATATGGAGTTCGAGTTGTTCCTATTTCTACTTGATATTCCAAGTTGCCACCTAAAGCATTTTCTATATAATATATATCATTATTTGTTGTTATAGTTCTTTGTGTTGTTGTACCTGCATCAATCGCAAACCATTGTACGTTTTCATTAATGTCTATCAATTTCACATTTCCACCCAATGAAGGTGTATTATTTTTTTCAGACAATACTAATTTCGTACCTTTTTTTATAAAACAAGGGTATTTTGTATGTTTAATTGGATTTAACAGATTTTTATTTTTACTTAAAATTTCGATTTTATGAGTATTTTCATCGTCTTGACCAACAGACTTCATACCCTCAAAATACTTGCTTGGTATTTCTTTGTTTGTATAATCTCCCTCTATAATTCCTGCTAATTCTATTTCTATATCTAAAGAAGTGTCATTAACAAAATTCCATATATATAACCCTTGACTATCTACAGTAACTGTATCTTTAGTTGTTAACACAAGTCTATCAGAACCATTGGGTAGAGGTACATTGTTAGATATGTTTGATAAACTATCACCTCTTTGAATAGTGCATTTTGTCAAAGATGGAACTTTGCATTTTTTAAAAATTATAGTATATTTAGTGTTTGGTTTTAACATTGCAAGTTTAGCAATATCAAAATATATATACCTATAATTTGATGTTTGTAAGTTTTCTCCAACTACTTTTATATAATTGTTGTTTGTTGTTATGTTATATGTGTTTGTATTGTTATTAACAGTATCACTTCTTGAAAATTTAGGTATACTAGATTTATATAAATTAACTAATGTATTCCCTTCACATAACACATCAACTTTCCCATTATCTACACCTTCTGTTGTAGTAACAAAAGTTCCTTCTACATCTATATCTCCATTTAAAGTCATTTCCTTAGAACCATCTGTGCAATAGTTAACTAATGTATTACCTTGTAATTCATCAAGATAAACCATACCTTCTTTAGAGTGATCTAAAGATATTACAGAACCTTCTGCAGTTTTAGTTATGTAATCTTTGTCTAACTCGCCTGTTAGAATATTTATTTTATGATTTTGTTCTTTATTTTTCTTTTCTATTCTTTCTATTTGTTGCAAAGCCTTAGTATGGTAAGAGTTTAAACTCCTACCCACTAATTCTTTAACCTTAGTCTTTTGAGCCATTATTAATTATCCTCCATTAGCATAAGATTCATTTCCATATCCATAAGGTATGGTATTATATTTCGCTCTATATCTAAAGTATTTGTTTCTACTTCCTGTTGTTGCATTTTAAGTTCTTCTTTATATGGAATTAGAGCATTGTAACCATATGAAACTGTTGGTGTTATTGAATTTTCAATGTACATTGTTGTATCATCAAATCCTTGTAGAGTTATAGAGTTTGGTAGTTCTTCTATAATTGGTTCTGCAAGTTCATAAAGAATAATCATATTATTTTTTTTCAACCATTCTTTAAATTGGTCTACGTTTCCTTCTTCAACTATATCGTAACTTGGTCTAACTATAACTTTTGGATTAGTTGCATTCCAATCTACATCAAAACAAAAACAATTAAATTGACCTTGGTGCTCTATAGAATAAGATGTAGTAGATTTAAGTTTATTAGAGCACCAAGTTATATTATCTGAAATTGGTTTCCAATTAGTAATTCTAAGATTAGAGAACCATTCAAAAAATGAGACATTAGTCCAATTAGACCACCAACCTTCTTCTCCTGTCAAAGTTACCTTACCCACTCTACGAATCAACTTATCATCAACTATTTCATCACAAACTCCGTTTGGTAACGACCTTAACGGTTCATCTAATAAAATTTCTGTTTTATGTTGTTTTGGTTCAACATAAGATGTGGTAGTTGCACCCTCTTCTAATTGTATGTTGGTCAAAGTGCAGTTATTATATCTACTACCACTTAAACCAATATAACCATCTTGTGTAGGAGTAAAAGTGGTATGCATTTTCCCATTTGAAATTGTCGCCCAACCAAAATTAGGCTCGTTTGCAACTGCTTTATTATCTTTTGTCATTAATCTACATTTTAAATTTGTTGGATATGATTGAGTAGATTGTATATTACAGCTAAAAGTATAGGTTCTATTTGCACATACCTTCCCAAAAAGTCCATTTGTTGTATTAAAATATCCATTGTTATCATCTACTGTTGTAGTATTATCTGTATTTAAATTCTTATTATTGGATAAAATTATTAGTTTGTTATTCTCATTCTCACCAACCGAAACTAATCTGCACCCCTCTGCAGGTGTATCTGTTTCATTTCCTTCTGCATCAATTAAAATAGTTTTACCTTTTATAGAAGGAACTTTAACAAGTCCCTCCTTAGAATGTTCAAGTTTCACTATAGCAGAGTTTGTTTCCGGAGTTTCAATGTAGTTATCATCTATTTCTCCAACCATACAATCTATAATTCTTCCTTGATATTGCTCTTTGAATTTTAGATCATCTAATTTAGGTTTTAATTTTGAGTGATAGGTGTTTAGTGTTTTACCTATTATTTTTCCTGTTTGAGTTCTTATGTTTTTACTCATTAAAGTCCTCCTATCATAGACATTATTTCATCTATATCAGATTGAGTTATCTCCAACTCGGTTGTTATTGTATCTACTGTATTTTTTGACTCCTGCACTTGTTGTATTAAAGTTTGAAGTGCAGATAGTTCTGTTTCTTCTCCTGTTGTTCCTTCACCTAAAGAGTTTAAAACCTCATATCTGTATTGTTGAGATACAATTACCTTGCTATCTTTTTGAAGAACTATCTCAAAGGTGTTTGTCCCTTGTTCATCTACAAGTGTGTTTGGCAGATTTATTTGAATTAAACCTGCTGATTCATCTAAGATCGCACACGCTACTGTTACAATTTTTTTAGACTCTTCTTTAACATTTGCAGTAACTGTATAGCCAGTTAAATTAACTGCTCTACTATCTTTACTTATATTAACATTTAGGATACTTGTATTCTTATCACCTTTTATAAATACTGCTCCAGTATCTATTGCATTACTAGATATACTGCTTCCTAATTCTGCATTAAATACAAACTTTCTTCCTAATTCTTCACTCTCTCTAGTTCTTATTCTTGCTATATTTTTTGGTAATGATTCTTTAGAAACTCCAAATAAATTATCTATCATAATTATAAACCTCCTACCATAGATATTATTTCATCTATGTCAGATTGAGTTATCTCTAATTCATTTACTATCTCATTAAACTTAGCAGTTCTATTTTGTTCTGCTTGGTTTCTAGCAGTTTCTGAACTATTAACATCTCTTATCAAATCATTAACTTCTGATACTTTAGTATCATAACCTTGTATTTTTACATCAACTTTTTTAGTATTAGTACTTAAGTTGTCATTGATATTTTTTAAAGACTTCTCTACAGTTGTATTAACTTCTGATATTTTCGTACTTACCTCGCTAGTTAATGTTTGTTTTGTGTTATTCATTTCTGCGATTTTAGAATTAACACTATTAGTAAGTTCCTGCTCTTTACTAGCTAATTGAGTGATTTTAGCATCTACTTTCTTATTGATTGCTTGTTCAGTACTGTTCATGCTTGATATTGTATCATCACATTCTGATAATTTAGCATCAACTGAATTAGTAATCTCAACTAATTTTTCACTAAGACTTTTATCTATAGATGCTAGTTTGTCTTTTAAAGATTTATCTACAGATGCTAATTTCTCGTCTAAAGTACTATTAACATTCTGTATTGTGTTATTTATTTCTTCTATTTTTCTATCAACTTCTCCAATTTTTTGATTTAATGTGTTGTTGATAGTTTGAATGTTATTATTGATCGTGTCGACAGCACTATCTAGTTCAGAGTCTATTTCTTCAATTTTATTGTTAACTTCTTTTACTTTTTCTTGTATTTCTCTTACATTTTCAGCATGAGTGTTTTTTATACTTTCAAATGTGTTTCTAAACTCTTGAACATCTGCTTTTCTTTGTTCTTCATTCTCATTTCTTTGACTTTCTTGTGACTCTCTTGTGCTCTCATTTGCAGTCATTGTTGTTTCTAATACTTCCAATTCTTTTTGTACTTTCAACACATCTGCAATTAGCACATTTAAAATTGGAAATTCATCTGTACTCTCTATGTCTTCAGTATCAAACAAGTTATCTACCACTACATAAGAAATTTTTGGTGAATAAAGTACTTGATTCTCTGTCTGAACAGCTAATTCACATTGAACTGTACCAATAGCACTTAAACATTGTTCTGTAAGTCCTACTGCTACCATACCTGTAGTTGCATCTATTATTTGTGCCTTTTGAATTACTGTTGTTTCATCCGGCTTTAAAATTTCTGCACTTACAGAGCACCCTGTTAAATCTATAGGTGCATCAAGTGATAATTGGCAAAGTATTGTAGCAGTTTTTATATCTTTTTGATTAAATACTGCTTTACTATTGATTGTTTTGTTCAATTTATGCATATTAACTTGCACATATTGACCTCTAAGTAGTTCTTGTTTTATCATTTAATATTTCTCCTTTATTGCCATTTCATATATACATAACGTAATATGAAACTTATTTGTAAACGTTCTATAAGCCAAATGCACTTAATAATTCTTCATCGCCTTTATCTTTTAGATAAGACATTGTTGTACTAACATCTTCATGATGTGCTAATATTTTTAATTGATCTATAGTAAGTGCTTTCCCATTTAGAAACTCTCTACATACATAGTGTGTTCCATCTTCATAGTTTTGTAGAGCACTATGTCTAAAGCTATGAGGATTAAACTCTTTATATTCAAATTTTTCTGCTAGGATTTTTCTCCATGCTATAACCCATGCGTAAAGAGTTTCATAAGATGCTTGAACAACTTCTCCATTTTGATTAGTAGTCCATAGAGCATCACAATCATCTTTTCTATGTTCCATTAACACTTTATATGTTTGTTTAGTTCTATCTCTGTATAAAAGTTTAAATTTCTTATTCCTTTTACCAGTTACTATATTTGTGAAGTTTTCATCTATTTCTGCAAAGTCTTTCTCTACTCCATAACATTCATTTCTTCTCCCTGCAGAATCATACATCAAGGCACATAGTAAGGCTTGTTGATACTTACCCTTCTCCATTAGTCTTGAATATATATACTCAATTTCTTCATCTGTTAAAAAGACTATATCTCTCACTTTTTCTTTTTGAAGTCCTTTAACTTTTTGAGCATAATTAATCTCTAATTCGTCCTCATAGTCCTCTTCATCACTAGCATATGTTAAACAACTGCGTAATGCACTCATAAGTCTATTTATCCTTGCATTTGATAAGTTTTTCTCTTGTAGCCATAACATATAGTTTCTGAACTGTTTCTTTTTTAATTTGTAGATCTCTTTATTGTTTAACTCTTCTAATATATAAATGAACATTATTCTTAAGTCATTTCTATACTGGTCTATAGTCCCTTGACTTTTCTTTTGTGCCTTAAGTTCTAGCAAGAAATCTTCCATCAAGTTCTTATTATATTTGTTAACTTGTTCCCATTTCTGCTTTGAATAAATTCTGTTGTATACTGCCATAATATTCTCCTTTAACTAAAAAGAACTGTAGATCGCTCTACAGTTCTTTATAATACTTTTTATAAAATTCATTACTTCTTTGTCTTACTTCTTCTATGTAGTCCTTGTATTCTTCTTCTTCTATAAATCCAGTTAGTCTTTTCAAAAAATGATTCTTGTGACACCAAGTTATTCTTATATCGTCCAAACCTTCCATAACGACTCCAAACACAAGTGCTACTCTTCCACCTTCTGAAATAAATGACATATTAAAAGTTAATTTATTTTTTCTTTTCCAACAATATGCTGTACTATTATAATAATATTTCATGTGCGTACCTCCGTTTCATAGTTTAAGTATATACTAAGTACGCACACTTGTCAACACTTTATAAATTAAAATGTTGATTTTATTTTATTTTTTTTGTTTGGATTACCCCTGTATCTTGTATATCTTTATATACTGTTAAAAAAGCATCTGTAAGTTCTCTTCCATAGAACGCAAATGCAGATGCTATTAAACCTACAATAAACCCTTCTTTTGTTGGATTTAGGAATAAGCCTGTTCCACTCCCAATGCTACAAACCATAATTGCTTGTATACTTTTTTGTACTGGTGGATACCATTGCCCCACTACTAATTTGACTAATAGAGCTACGAATACTACTTCTAATAATAAATTTAATTGTATTTGCACTACACCTTTCTCCTTCCTAAATCTGTGTGAACCAAGACTTTTTACTTATATCTTTATCTTCATCATTGAATTTCAAAAAGTTTATAAGTTTCCCTTTATCTTTATAGTTCGACCATATTTTCTTATAATTTTGTATTCTGTTCTGTTTTATAAAGTATTCTATTATGTATGTATAACTACTTGTTATTTTTCCATTACCCCATTTTAGAACCTTTACATTTTTATATATGTTTCCTATTTTACCTGCATTTTCTACAGATGTAAAAATATCAAAATCAAACCCATGCCCTCCAGTATCTTCTACTACAAATATACCATCATTATTAATAACACCTTTTAATGATTCAATATATATTTCAGTACCTACTGGAATATTGTGTGATGCACAACTTCTATTAGGAGTTAGTTCTTTTCCTGTGCAACCTTTTGTAACTTTAGTCCCTGCACAATCTCCTTGAAAATATTGAGTTATGACACAATCACCTAAGTCAAGAATATAATCTTGACTCATTTGTGTTTTGATTGTGTCCTTAACTACTTTTTTTCAACGTATTTTTCATTAAGACTAATCCAACCTAGACCACTTTTCAGTTTGCCCCAATTATTTTTTTTCTCTACAATAGTATAAACATCACCTTTTTTAACTTCACCCACTACCTCATAACTTGTACCTGCTCCACTTCTAACATTTAAAGTTTCTGTTATTATTTTGTAAAGTTCTTCTGTAATTGCAGATTCTTGAGTAGTTTTCTTCATTCCAAAATGATCTGCTAATACTTTTGCCTCAACTTCTGCTAATTTCTTTATGTTAGCATCTTCACATAACCATTTAGCAGTTTTTGTGTTTGTGTGGAATCCATGTTCTATTATGAAACGGTTATTTACTCCTGCAGATTTTGCTCCACGCAGTACTCCATAGTACTCACCACTACCATATTTTCTTGTGTAAACTTGATAATCTTGTTTTACTTTCATTAAATCAGTAATTGCTTTACCAATTTTTTTTGCTAATGTATCTGGTTGGTCATATCCTTTAATTACAACAACACGATCTACATTTTCATTATCACACGCATTACTATGTAAAGATATAAATGCATCATATCCTTTTGCTTTATAACCTCTGTCATAAAGTGCTAAATCTTTATCTCTTGAAGTTCTAGTAGTATCTACTTTAAAACCATACTTTTCAAGTTCTGCTTTTAAATATTTACATAATTGCCAAACCATGTTGCCTTCGTAATATTTTTTATACACACAACTTTGGTTATAGTTTGTGTAATGTCCTGCATCTAGCATTATTTTTTTCATAATATCAGTCCCCTTATCTTTATTTATTTTAAAAGAGGATAATTACTTATCCTCTTTTTCTAACTCTTGAATTTTTTCTTCTAATTCTTCAATTTTTAATATTGCTTGTTTTAATGCACCTGCTATAACATTGATATAATTATCTTGATTGCAAACAAGTGCAGTATTTTGTTTTCTTGCTTGTTCTCCATTTAAGACTAAATTGACAACTGGATTAGTTGAGGTTATTAAGTCTTGACCTAAAAATCCTATTTCCTTATTAACTTCTTTTACTTGAGCAATAGGAAAACCTTCTATATCAAACTCTTCTTCCTCTTCTTCTTGAAGTTGATTAAATTCTGCTAAATATAAATCTTCTTTTATGAAATTATACATATCACTTAGATCAACTTCTTTATTTAAACTTGCTTTTGTATTATTATTACAACAAATATAGGACACATTTTCTTTCTGTGTCCTATCCACTATAATATTATTCATCTGATTACCTCTACTCTTTATATGTTATTTTTACAGTTGCTGAACCGGAACATACTGAATAATAAGAATTATTTACTAACCCAAACCCTTTATTGGCTTTAAATGCATTTATATCTGCACTAGAAGTTAAAGTTATTGTTATACTCTCATTTACTGCTAAACTAAAGTTTCTACTAAACGCAGTTGAGTATGTAGGTTTTCCACTTGGTCTTGTTGCATGATTATGCATTTTTAATGTATGTGTAACTGCTCCACTAGATCCTCCGGATTGTCTTTTTATTGTTATTGTTATTTTCTGTATATCTTTATTTTTATACTCTTCAAACTGACTACCATAGAACCAACATCCATTATTTATTCCATGACTACTCCATTGTCCTTGTCTTACAGTTGAATCTTTTTTCCATGAATTGTAAACAGTTGTTCTATAAGAGTCCCCTAGCGTAGATTTTATAGTTGCAGTTTTTGTAGTTTTGTCAGTTGTTGTATTTGTATTCGATCCGGCTACTGCACTACTTGCCCAAGTCACACCTGTTGATACAATTCTTGCATTATTAGCAACAGAAGTGTGGCTTGTAGACCCACTTCTACCTGCTTGGTTAGATGCGTTTAATATAATTTCTCCTCCATGATATGCAGAAAATGCATAGTTGCTTGTAGTTCCATTACTTGAAGATAAGTATGCTCTACCAAGATTATATGCTCTTAAACCATTGTAACAATTTATAAACTGCACACCACTTATATAAACATTAGCCCAGTTAGCAACTCGGACTCCTATATTATTGCCTGTAGCCTTTCCTCCGTATATTTTTAAATCATATACAAATCCCCAAGTGTTATGTATTACTAAAGAATACGAACCACCTGTTTGGCTATTCCCTATATTTGGCATGATACTTCCCATTATAGTTCCTCCAGTAGAACCTGCTTTATTTCCGTACAGTCTATATCGCATATGTTCTCCTGTTAAGTATACAAATCCATAAATTGTATAACCATTGAAGTTTATTGTTAATGAACCACTATTTAAACCATCTACACTAACATTTTCATATAAACTAGTTTCTAGGTTTAGTGTTACAGAATAACCATTTAGATTACGAGGACACGCATCCAAGAAGTTACCTATACTGCTATAAGTTGCTCCATCTTCAAATTCTTCACTATCTTGAGCACTTGAACTTATGTTGATGTTTATATTTTTATCTAGTACCTGTTGATACTTAGAGTTGTTAATATTTTGTACAGTTATTGTATCTGTAGAAATTTCTTCTTCAACCGACAATGTACTTGCATCAACTGTACCATCATCCAAAACTTTGAAAGCACCACTTGTAGAACTGAAAGTAGAACCTATTATTTCTGCTCCTCGTATAGTTTTACCATTTATGGCATCTGCATGGATTTTGTTTGCAGTTACTGAACCATCAACGATTAGTTCACCACCAAACTTTTTCAATACACTAGCATCTTTCATTGCAATGTATTCGCCACCATTATTTATTAATATCTGCATATATGGGCATTTATTAATATTCTCATTATTTAAATCTAAGTCAAAATTTACTGTATTCCATCCTGCAGTTAATGTTCTATTCGAAACTGTACTACAAACAGTTTGATTGCTACTATCACAGAACCATATCCCCATCGGAACGGTTTTATTTTGCCCTATCCATATTTTAACTTGGAAATTCACCTTATCTCCATGTTTAAAAGCATTATTTGTTTTATCTACAGTTAAAGGTAAATTAGTACTATAAGTATACCATTCTCCACTTGCATCTGCCCATGTGACAGATCCTTTAGAAGTTTCAATTCCCTTTCCTTTTTGTAGTTGAGAGTAATTGTTAAAATCTCCTATTGCCATTTTTTCTGCAGTAACAGTATTAGTTGCTATCATACCACCATTTATACTAGTTGAACCAGTTACTGCTCCATTTGCCCACTCTTTTACTCTATTATATGCATTAGACCAATTATCCTTATTATTGTTAAGTATATTGCTTGTATTATTTGCAGTACTCTGTGCACTATTTGCAGTTGATTGAGCATTTTTTGCAGTAGATAATGCAGAGTTAGCAGTAGCACTAACACTATTAGCAGTATTTAAGGCTGAACTAGCGTTATTCTTAGCAGTATTTATATCCGATGTTATAGACGAATTAAGTTGGTTGCTAGATATAGTTCCACTTAAACTATTTGCAGGAACTGTACCACCTGTAACAGTTATGTTACCTTTTATAGATAAAGTACCATCACTATTAACTTTGAAAACTTCCTCACCAGTATCAGTCTTAATTATTTTTAACCCATCTGCACTCATGTTAGTTTTTGATTTTACGTTACTCGCAGTTACAGTTACTCCATTTCTATTTATGGTTGTAACCCCTTGACTATATCCATCATCAAATTTAGCAGTCCAAGAATCGTTTAGTTGTGTAATATCAGATTGTTGTACAAATGTGTTTTTTCCATTAGTAGTACTAGATTTAACTGTGTTTATTATTGCTGAATCTGTTATTTTTTGTTCTGCAGATTTTTTCCAAGTTTCAAGACTTGTAACTTTTCCACTTACAGTATTTTGTTTGTTTTCTAAAGTTTCTACTTTAGAGTTAATACCACCTACACTAGTTTCAAGAGTAGTTACTTTGTTATTAAGCACATTAACTGTTGAACCATCTGCTTTTTTTTCTACTGTTTTTGTTAAGTTTGATACATTTTGAGTAATAGCATCTGTAGTTAATTTTATTTCTGCTTTTGCAGAAGTTATTTTATTATTTGTTATAACCTGTAAACTTTCATCAAGTATTTTTACAAATACAGTTAAACTGTTTGAATATGCAATTACTTTATTGTTATATTCATTCTTTTCACTTGAAGTTATGTGTTTATCTGCTACTATTCTTTCAATAGTATCCACTAAATTTGTATGTGCAGTAACAAAGTTATTTTTGTTGTTTAGTAAGTTTGTTTTTGTTGTTCCGTTTAAATCACTATTTGAATATAAATATTCAAATCTACCTAATAATTGAGCCTTTTCTATATTTAATTGAGTTACTGTGTTACTTATAATATTACATTTTGCTTCATCTAAAGCACCTTCAACTATAGCTCCACCAACATCTTTCAATACATCATCTATTCTTTTGTTAACTTGTTCTATATCTTTAGAAATTTCTTCTTTTGTGCTGGAGATCGCATCTTCAATATCAGTACGTTCCACTTTTAAAGCAATTTGCCCTTGTAATACATCTATTGCAGAAGTATTTTTATTCATCTGCGAAGTCATATTCTTTTTATCTGTTTGATAAGTTTGACTATCAACTTTTAAACCAATAGATTGAGTATTTGTAGATATTTGAGATTGTGCTTGTGATATTTTTTCACTATCTTCATTTTGTTTTATAGTTATTGTAGATAATTTTGTATTTAGTGTTTGACCATCGACTTCTATCTTTGTTCCATTTATTGTTTCTGTCCCATCTTCATTTATTTTAGATATAACAGAATTTATATTTATTTTTGCTCCATCAATATTAGCATCATCTGATATTTTATCATTTGTAATAGAACCATCTGTAATACCTTCTGATTTAACTCCGTTTTCGTCCATAAGAACAGTTCTCCCATCAGCACCTCTAACTCTTAGACCATAAACTGTTCCATCTGCATTTACATCACCAATAGAAACTCTTTCTTTTGCTTGATTTCCAGTACCTTCAAAAACTTGTATTCTATTACCTTTTATTCTTAAATGATTATTGGATCCTGCAACTTCCACTTTTGAAGTATCAATTTTACCTGCAGTTATTTTACTAGCATCTAAACTAGATATTTGTGCCGAACCGATTGCACCATTTGCTATTATACCACTACCTGCAGTAATTGTTCCTGCTTTGATACTTTCTGCAGTAATTGAACCTGCTTTAATATTTTCAGAAGTTATATTTCCTGCCAGTAAATTATTTATAGTTGCTATATCTGTTTTTAAATTTCCAATAGTTGCATTTGATGCGTTTAAATCTGATATATTTGCTTTTTTAGCAACAAGTTCTTTTATCTCTGCCTTTGTTGCATTAAGTTCACCTGCAGTTATTTTATCTGCAGTTAAATTCTTAATATTAGCATTGATAGTTTCAAACACTTCTGTTGTTATGTGTTCTGCTTTTATAATACCTGTATGTAAAGCATCTTGTTTTAAACCATTTTCATCTATAAGTATAGTATTTCCATTCTTTCCAACAAGCCTAAAAACAAATTCTCCGTTTTCATCTTTTCCTAGTAAAATACGAACTGTACCTTGTTTATCTTTGAACTTTTGAGTAGATCCCTCTATACTCATACCTCCATCTTCGGAAGTTATATTTACTTCATTGGTATTTACTGTCATTGCCTTTAAAACAGAACCTGTGATAGTTGCTCCGACTATATCTCCACTTGTAGTTAAATTACCTGCGTCATCTATTGATAGCATAGTTTGATTATCATCATTAACTACTTTCATTCCTCGTGTTTGTAAGAATTGAGCATTTATATAAAGTTTACCTTCTTCATCTTTATAAATTGCTTGAGCAACACCATTGCCTGTTAACGCATTAAACACATCATCTTGACTATTAGTTAAAGCACTAGAAGTGAAATCTAGTGCTTTATTTTCTTGTATAGTGTTTTTGGCATCATCTAATTCTTTCGATATCTCTTTGTAGCTATCATCATAACTATCATTTAATTCTGCTAGTTGAGTTTTATTCTCCTCTGTGTACTCTCCTGCTTGTATGATTGACTTTAACAGTTCTGTAAGTTCTATATAACTGTCATTATACTCATTATAAGTTTGTTGTAATATTTCTCTTCTATCAACTTCCTCAAAGGAGTCATCAAATTCATCTATGATTACAGGATTCTCTATTACCTCTTCTTCCTCTAATACATCATCTACAACAATTCCCTCTATTATTCTTGATACCATATTTCACCTCTATTATTTTCTAATCCTTGCAAAAAAAAGTATTTTGCTTGGATGGTTTTTTCTTAATTCCCTAAATAAAACAACTCCTTTTGGAGTTGATACATCATACACAAATACATCTGTTTTTCCTGTTTGCTCATTTTGTTCTACAGTAGAAACAAAACCAACATGACCCACCTGCATAAATCTTTCTGCAACTATCTCATTTCTACTACCTTCCGAAGAACGAGAACTCCAAAATACTAAATCTCCTCGTTTTAACAGATGCCAATCATCTTCTGTTTTAACCTCCGGTAAGTGCCAACCATTGTAAACGCAAGTGTTTGCTTGTTCGGATGCAAACCTCCCTAAGTCTGTTGCTTGAGCAAATTTTGTGTTTAATCCTATTCCAAAAGATTTCGTATTTGCATAAATACTATTAGTATATCCTCTACCTTTAAAAATTTGATTAACGAATGTACTGCAGTCTATATGATAAAGACCACCAGTATACCATTTTTCTTTACTTTGTGCAGGTGTTTTACTACCAAACCAAGATATTGGTGTTGTTGTGCTATATTTGAATTTTTCTCTATTGTCATAGAAACTTCTAGCACAAGATCTTACTTTTTCTGCTCCAGTAAATACTTCATGTTTTGTATATGAACCTCCATAATGAACTCTATTTACACTACCTCTAAATTTTCTAGGTATTGTTTTATTTGAGTTGTACTTAATTATTATTTCATATTTTGAATCTGCAATCGGCAATATTGCTCCATTTACACAATCATTACCTGTAAACCAAACTTGTGTTGATTGTTGGAAAATCATTGGAGAACAATTTTTAGGAGTTCTAAACACTAACTTAGATGCATAAGAAGTTGTTACACCACTTGTAGGTGTTGCAAATTTTAAACTCTTTAATGTTTTACAGTTATAAGCAACACCATCCTTCATAGTGAATACTAACTTATCACCTTGTAGTGTTGTTAATGTATCAAACTCACCTTTTTCAACTGTACTATTACTACCTCCTGTATCCTCCGGTAACCAACCATTACCATTGTTAGCAGTTATTGTTTTTCCATATGACCCATTTGCATTTATAGTAGTGATTGGTCGCATCTCAACGCTTTTTCCAAAATACATATTACACTCATTTTTTCTTCTTATCTTTAAACCCTTTAAAACTTCTCCTCCTGCAGTTATTTTAAACTTTTCCCATGCAGTTCTAATTGCTGTTTCATCATTTGGGTTTTTCTTTATTGCTCTAGTTAAGGTATTATCTCCTGTAATAGAACCAACTCCACCATTGTATGCTAGAGAACATAACGCATCAAACTGATTTTGATTATTGCACCCTAATTTTTTAAATGCAGTTAATATTTTTTTACCATAGTTTTTATTCATTACTTCCCATGATTCTTTTGCTCCGATAGTTTCATCTAGTGGAGTTTGTGCTTTTAATTTATCGTAGACATCTTTTTCACCTATTGCAGTTACTCCATATGCAATAGTCCAATATCCTGCACTATCTTGATAAGCATACTTACCAAAGCCTTCCATACCTTTTATAAATCTAAAACAAGTTGCAGACATCTTTCCATCTTCCCAATAGGCTCTTGTACCCCCACTACTGGTGAATGTTGATGCTATTCCTGTTGTTATGTTTTTGTATAGTATTTGAGAACCTGCTTTGTTCAAGTGAATACCATCTTTTGCACACATTGTTGATTTTAAATATCCATTTGAAGTTAAACCATTTCTCGATGTACTTATATATTTTAGATATTTATACTTGTTGCAATACTCTTTCATTTTTGTATTATAATTAGTGATTGCATTATTATACGCTTTAGAACTTGCGAAATAAGGTGTTTTATGTGTTTCTGCAACTGGTAATACTGCATTTACATAAATATAAGTACTTGGATAACTTGCTCTTAATTTATCTAATAAATCTGTCATTGTTTTTGTAACACTAGGATTATTTACTCCTAATAAAAGAGATATATAAGCCGGATTCTTTTTAGCAGATGTTATTAAATTATAATTTTTTAAATAATAGTCTGCAGATTTACCAACAACTGCACACACGCCTATAGAACTATCTACTAATCTATAAGTGTCTTTCATCATAACAGTAATAGAGTCCCCTATCCAAAGACCATTCTCTATAGTTTGTTTGTTCTCAACTACTTGTTCATCACTTATGTAACTTTCATCTTGTAAGGCACAATAAGCATATCCACCTTCATATTCTATTTTTACCCACTCATATCTTGAGCCTTCTGCTCTGTAACCTCTCTCCACTAGTGGATACCTTTCTCCTACATCTGCTTTTCCTATGATATTAGTTTCTAAACCTACTGCATCACGAAGATTAGTTGAGTTTCCAAACACTACAAACTTTCCTAGAACAACTCCAGTTCCACCACTAGAAGAACCTCCTCCAGTATTTCCACCACTAGAAGAATCTCCACCTATATTGTCATTTCCATCATTTTTTAAATCTTCAAATATCTTATCAATTTCTTCTTTTGACATATTTAATTCTTTTAAATATTTTTTTATATTCTCTATGACAGTTTGATCTAGTATTCCAGTTTCAAGTTGTTTTAGATATTCTTTTATATAACTTAATATTCCATTGTAAGAGAAGTCTGTATTTTTCTTTGTTACTTCTTTAAAGTTCGCAAACACGCAAGTATTAGAGTTTGGATCTGTCTTTGATGTTGTTAACTCCATGATTCTTGCATTTACATATAACTCTAAATCATGGTCTGCAACTCCTACTGTTGCTCCTATTTTTGGTATTCCATCTAATAATTCTGCATTTAACTCATATGTTATTTGAGGTTCAGTATTCTTTAATAGTTCCTCTCTAGTCAATTCTAAAAGTGTTGCAGGGTCATCTGTTTCTGCTTTAAAAACTCCCATTAAATGCTTTCCATCTTTGCCCCATTTTCTTAATGCAGACTCACTTGCAATAAAATCTTGGTCTTTTGGTTTATCTTCTGCATGAACACTCTTAAATGTTGTGTTGTTTGTTCCGACTCCTATAAGTGCAGTTACCAAATTGCTTGAATCAACTTTCCTAGTTACTGTAGTTAAATTTCTATCATAAGAGAATCTATGCTGAACATCTATATTTTTGTCTTTATAAACATCTATATATTTTCCTTGAAGTTTGTTTCTCCTAAACTCTACTCTAAATGAAATTTCTCCCCCATACTCGCTTATTATATATTCCTGCAATACAGAATATACACTTTTATAATCTGTTATTTCAAAGTCACGAGGTTGCCATAATCGACCATCCACATATCCAACTTGCCAGTCTGTATCCTGTAATACTGATTGTAAAAATAATCGACAATCTTTACCAATTACTGTGATTGGTCTTAGTATTTCATTTATTAACTCTAAACCACAAACTTCACAATAAACGTTTTTTATGTAGTCATTATCATGAACATCTTCTACATTTACGATAGAAAATAACTTTGTAACTCCTTCGTGATCACTAAATACTACATGATTTCCTACAATTAAATGTTCTGCTTGTTTACTATTTCCTACTGTAGAAAACTCAAATGTTTCTGCTCCTGTGTTTAAATTTTGATAGTGTTTATCTTCAAAATAAGGTGTTATTTTGTCTGAACTTCCCTCATAATTCAAAATACCTACGGTCTGATAATTATTGTCAAGTATTTTTAACATTGCCTAGTCCTTTCTATATATAAAAATAAGCCTATAACAGATATAGGCTTATTTAAAATTATCATTTTATTTAATTTTTATAACCATCTTTCTCGATAGTCTGCCATTACTTTCATTTTTTCTGTATCTGATTGACAAAGCACATCTGCCATTCCGGGTTTTATTTTAAAGAAATTAGAACTTACATCTAATTCTCTTAAATAATCCATACCATTTAACAACACTTCTTGTGAATCAAAATCTATAACAAGATTATCACCTGCTTTAAATGTTGGACTCTCGATTGTTTGTGTTTCATTACTTATTGGTGTTAAGTCCGTTACTTTTATACTACATATATTTTGTGTATCGACTGCAACTTCATCGTTGTACTGTCCTATAAAAATAACAATACTTGCAAGTTCTTCTTTTGGATACTTATCACCAGTTACTGATTTTATTATTTCTTCTGTAACCTTTCCATTAACAAATTTTTGAACCTTACAAGTCCATGTATCTCTTGTATCACTTACTGCTTTTCTCTCAACTATAAACTTACCATCAAAACTATTCCATTTACCATAAGAACCGGAATCTATTTTGTATGTAGTTGTTTTTTTACTACTTGCATCATAAACTTTCTTTCTAAGTGCAGTTGGTACTGGTAAACCATCTTCTACAACTAAAGTTCCACCTACATGAATATTAGGTTGTGAATATTCAAAATATGCAGATGCATCACGCATAGAACATTTAAATAATTTCATTCCTGTATTTGAAAATCCGTACACTTCACAAACACCTTTTCTATCTTCTTTAGTTTCTACATCTGTTGTATAATCATCTTTTCTACTTTTTTTAGAACTTGATACTTTATTTAAGAAACTCATATAGATATATCCTTTTTTACCACCATATGAAGTGTAACCCCATCCATTTTTAATAGATGTTACAGTTAAACTAACTCCTGCAGGAACATCTTTTACTCTTTTATGTATAGTACCTCTTGCACTTCTAAGAGTAGTTTTTTTTCTAGTTTTATATTTATTACTAGTTTTATTACTATTATTTTTATTACTACTATTACTATTTCCTTTTGTGCTTGGTGTGCTTGTCTTTACAACATTTGACATATACACCCATCCGGTCTTTTTATTATAGGTACATTTGCCCCATTTTTTGCTAATTTTTGTTATTTTTACCTTTTTACCTTTCGGTATTTTTTGTATCAATGTACTACTCTTACTATTGCTTTTTCTGTGATAAGCACCATTTGTTGCAGTTACTTTATACCACCCTGTTGCACTACCACTACTTCCACTTCCCCCACTACTTCCGTTGTTATCATTTATTGTTACTTTAGAGTTGCTTACTGCACTTAATTTACCGGAACTTTCATGTTCCATTTCAATTTCCACTCTGAAATTTTTAACTCTTCTTGATAAGTTCCTTCTCCCTGCACCTCCATGCCACCCCTCACTACTAGTACCATAGTTTGAGCAAGTGATCGCATATCCATTTTTATTAATACCTAAATTACCAGTTATAAATCTGTCTGTGTCAAGTACATTACCTGCTACAGTCCAATCTACTAAAGATGTGCAAGTATCATTTAATACTACTGAATTTGATGTTGTTGTAGTTTCTCCTTGTATCACAGGCACTTCCCCTATTAATACCGTATTACCATCGTCATCAGAACAAGTAAAAAAGTTTGCAGTATCCATAAACTCTGCATGGATAACTGGATAGGTTGGAACAGAACCTGTATTATAAAAATGTAGTATATGTTGGTGTGAGTTTATTAATGCAGGAAGTGTATCATCAGTTCCTTTTGGTTCTATGTCTTCCTCTTCCATTGCTAACTTGTGTGCTAGTGTAACTTCTTCATTCCATACTAAAGGTACTTCATTCGCTTTTATAGATGCGTAATCATACTCTGTGTCTTCTTTGTTTGGTTCTATTTCATAGTCTATATCAAGTCCATCTTGATATTCTGTTATTTTTTCACTATTTTGTATATGTTTTAGGATTTGTCTAGTGTTTATAGATCTTGTAGATTCGTCCACCCAACCATCTTCCTCCGGAGGTGTGTAATCCTCTTCAAAATCTTCCATATAGCCACTCTCAAATTCATCTGACCTATAGTTGATTTCATCATCGTCACCTTCGCCTTCTTCGACTTCGTCAACTTCGCCCTCTTCCTCTTCATAGTTGGCTACCCAAACTCCTTCAACTTTTACCATAGAGTTTTTTAAAGTATTTTTTTCTGTTCTTGCGTATTCGTAAGGTGTACAACATTTAAAAGTAATTGTGAACTGTGCTATATTTCCAGTTCTTTCTATAGCCATTTCACCATCCGGTACTGCTAAAACATATCTATCATCAGAATCACTTATTATTAATTTTTGTGGTTCATCTACATCTAGTAAATAACCTATTTGTCTTATTTTTTCTACATAGTCTTCTTTGTCCTCACCTACAATCTTACATTCTAGTGTGATAACTTTATCTTCATATCTATGTGATGTATAATGACTTCCATTTCTCGCAGGGATAGTTTTAGAACTATTCGACCTGTTCGGCAGAATAGTTCTATTAACTTTATGTATATCCATGTATGCGTGAAGTGGGTTTTCTGCGTATATAACTTCATAAGCCATACCTAAGAAACTCCTCCTAATCTATTTTTTCTTTGTTTAAGTTTGCTAACTTCCCCTTCAACATATCTAGCACTCGTTCTCGCTAGTTGTCTACCATCTACATTTAATCCAACTTCTATTACACTTTCTCTGTTAAGTAATTGAAGTAATAATTCATTTTGTTTTAATACTACTGTAAGCATTTCATTAGTACCGGCATTTGCTTGTGTAGATGCCAATGCAGATGCTTTCATAATATCTTGTACTTCATAATAGCCACCACTTGTTTTATAGTTATTAAGATTTACACTATTTCTCATTAATGAGTTTGTGTAACTATCAAGTGATGTATCTGCTATTGTAGCAGGAATGTCTTGAGCATAGTCAAAAGTTACTGTTCTCACTTTTGCATTTGATACCTCTGCGACTGCACCTTTTGCTCTACTTGCTTTACTTTTTATTCGATCTAGCCAACCTACCATTGATGATAGTCCACTTGTAACTCCACCAAATCTAACCCCTGCCAAATCTCTTAAAGTATTTTTAGCAGTATGACCTGCAGTATTAACTTTCAATAACCATCTTTGAACTTCTGATAAACCTTTAGTTGTTCCACCAAAAGTAACTCTTGTTATTTCTCTAAGACCAACTGCAACTTCTGTACTTGCTTTTTTATCTTTCTGTAGCCATTTTTGAACTTCTGATAAACCTTTAGTTGTTGTGCCAAATGTTACTGCTAGTATTAATCTTAAATTCTTTTCAGTTTCTCTTGATGCAGTTTGAACTTTTCCTAGCCATTTGTTGATTTCAGAAAGTTGTTTTGTAACCCCTCCAAATCTTACAGAGTTGATACCATCCAACTGACCTTTGATAGTACTTGCTACTCCACTTAATTTTTGAGATTCTTGCTCAAAAGTATCAACGTATGCTTTCGCTCCTTTTGCTCCTTGCTCTGTTAAATCTTTTTGAATTACATTACCTTGTGCATCTATAGATACTCCTATTTTTTCAAGTTGTGTAGAAACCTCGTCCGGCAATCCTGCAAAACCTTCTACTGCACCTTCTTTGGCTTTTTCACTAGTTTTTTTAGTAGATTCTTTTACTTTTTCACCAGTTTTCTCCTCTGTCTTTTCGACACCTTCTCCGACACCTTCGTTGATGCTTTCACCAATTTCTTCTCCATCTAATTGCGATTGTAATTGAGCAGTTTCTAGTTCTTCTTGTAAAGTTTGTCTAAACTCTGCTAATTGTTCCGGAGTTTCTAGGTTCATCTTTTTAAGGTTTGCCATGATAACTTTTGTTAGATCACCACTAGATGTTTTACCATTCTCAAATGTACCATCTAAGATTTTTTCCCAATTCTCTCCGAATTTCTTAAGTTCTGTAGTCCCTTGTGCTCCTATTTCTGATAAAGATTTAGCAATAGAACTTGCACCAGTTTTAATCTTACCACTTGATACAACTGAAAAATCAGTTAGTACTTTCTCTGCAGTATTATTAATTCTCGCTCCACCATCTTGTGTGTTTTTATCAATTAATTCCCACGCACTCTTAAAGTCTTTTTGTATATCCTCTGCACTAACTCTACCTGTATTAACCATATTAAATAGATTAGTTTCGAATTTGCTAGTTGCTTCTTCAATGTTCATACCTTCTCTAATACCATCAAATAGTAATCTCATTGTATCTGAAGTCCCACTAAGTATATCTATAGAACCTTGTGATAATCCTACCATTTCATTCTTAGAGTCTGCGAATAATCCTGCAATATCTTTTGCAGTCTTTTTCGTATTTTCTGTAGTTAGTGTTGTTAATGAGCCATATACATCACTAAAAGCATCTTTTACATCTGTTAATTCACTTACAGACATAGTCTTTAATTTTCTAATAGATGCAGTTGTTTTTATCTGTAAGTTCTCACTTGCTTCACTTGCAGTAACCTGCATTTCAGACCAAGTTTCAGACCAAACCTCTCCTGCACCTACAAAATCTAGTTTTATTATTTTTAAGAATGAGTTTCCTAGTCCTGCAAAAAGATTCTTGAATTGTCCCACAATCATTTTGAATAGACCATTCATAAATTCACTAAGACCTGCTAATACTTCTCCAAAAACTCCAAATTCATCTATTAGGTAATTAAGGTAATTTTTATTGTCACCAAGCAATGTTGCCATTACTCCAAGTGCTACTGCTAATGCAGGTAACGCCACCTTTGCTACTGTTTTTATAGCACCAAAAAGTCCTTCACTAAACAGACCAGATAAACTAGATACTGCTCCACCTAACTTACTAGTTAATAAACCAGATAGTGTTGCTCCACCATTTTTAACTAAATTGAAGTGTGTTTTTACTTTTCCAAGAATACCGACTGCACCACCAAAACCATTAACTAAACTCCCTACTGCACTAACAACTCCACCTAATGTCATGATTAACGGTGCTAAAACACCACCAATCACTACAAATTTTAGTATTGCTTCTTGCATATTAGGACTAAGATTAGCAAATGCATCTACTAACCATTGAACTGCATCAACAATGTCTGAAAATACTTTAGATAAACTATTGTTTGCAGTCATTTTACCTATTATATCTGTAATAGATTGTACTAATTTTCTTAGTTTTGGTGATATATCATCATACATATCTAAAAACATCTCACTTAGCATAGACTTCATTACTTCAAAATCTGTCTGTAAGTTATCACTCATTGCTTTTTTCATTTTCTCCAAAGCACCCATTTCTGTTGCAGACTCTATTTCTTCTTTTAACTCTCTATAATCATCAGTAAATTTTCTAGTATCTGCATCAATACCTTGAAGTAATTTTGCTAATGTTTTTGCTTGTGTTTTACCTCCAAGCATATTTGATAACTGTATTTCTGCTTGTTCATCGTCAAACTCTTTTAAGGCATATTTTATATCTCCAAGAACATCTTCAATTGGTCGCATTTTACCTGTTACAGTATCAAATGCACTAACTCCCATTCTCTTAAGTGCTTCGGCACTCTCACCTGTTGCTTTCGTTAGATTTATAAGTATTGAGTTAAGACTCGTACCTGCTTCTGCCCCCTTAATACCCTGGTCGCCCAAAATGGCTAACATAGTGTTTGCAGTAGATAGAGGTATATTCATCTTCTCTACTTGCCCACCGACTTTTATATATGCTTCTAGTGCTTGTTGCATACTTGTATTAGAGTTTGCACTTGTGTGAGCGACTTGGTTCATCAATTCATTTAAGTTCTCTATCTTGTTACCTGTAAGTTCCGAGTTTTCCCCTAAACTTCCGAGTGCATCCGTTGCCAAATCACTACATGTGGCAAGATCCATAGACCCCGATTTAGCACTCGCCAATATTATTGGTAACGCTTTCATAGAATTGTCAACACCATAACCCGCTAAAGCGAGGTATTGTAGCCCATCCGCCGCCTCTTTTGCTGTAAAAGTACTCTGTTTTCCGAGTTCTCTTGCTTTGTTAGACATTTCTTTTAATTGTTCTGTATTTGCACCAGTTAATGCTTGAACCTTAGACATACTCTCTTCGAACTCTGCACCAGTTTTTATGATTCCACCACCTAGAGCAGTTGTTGCTACAGTTAATGGAGTCAATGCTCCTCCAAGTGCTTGTAATCCTCCACCGATACCTTGTAATACACCACCAACTTGTTTTATTCTGTTTGATAGTGCGTTCCATGAGTTCATCTGACCTCGTATACTACCATTCATTTGACTAAGTGTACCATTTGCTTGGTTTTGTGCTTGTCTTAATGAGTTTGTAACCTGTTGGATCTCATTATCTAATTCTTCATATTGATTCTCTAATTCCCCAAGTTTTAATTTTGCTCTATTCCAATCATCACTACCTTCTTGTAGATTCTGCATTGATTGTTTAGTTTGTTTTATTTCACTCTCAACTTGTTTCAGTTCAGATTCTAAACTTTTTAAATGGTTAGAATATGAAGTTATTAATGATTGTTGCTCTTTGTACACATTTCCAAGTTGTTCAACTTGTTGTTTTAACATTTCTGTTTCTTGTCTTGTACCTTGAATAGAGTTCTCAAAGTTTAAAAATGAACTTCTTAAAACTTCCATTTTTGAGTCTAATAACTCTACAGAATGTTGAGTTGACTCTATACTTCTCTCAAGTGGAGTAAAAGTATCTTTCTTTGCGACTGTATTTAATTCGTTTCTAACTTGTTTTAACTTACCTGTCATTTGAGACAGTTCACTTTCAGACTTATTGTAAGATGTATTTAAGTTTTCTACTCTTTGTCTGTGTAATTGCATTATTGTATTGACACTTGTTAATTCTGCCGATACATCAGATAGTTCATCTGATAATTGTTTATAATTACCTTCTGTACCATCCATTTTGCTTACTTGCTCATTTAGTGTCCTAAATCTATTAGTTAGAGATTGAGATTTTTGCTCCATCTTTTTCATTTCACTTGTAGATTTAGCAATATCTTTTTTATACTCCAACATTAACCTGTTAGTTCTACCCATTTGTGTTTCAAGATGTTTTTCTTCCATCGTCAAATGAGATACACTATTACCAAACGTAGCAACACTATTCTTAGCGTTATCAAATTTTCTATCTGCTTCCGAGATTTCATTTGATAATTCTTTAAAAGCATTATCCCTTTTCAACATTTCCATTTTAACTTTAGTTTCTGCTAAGTTGTTGTTCATTTTGTTGATTTCAGTTTGGTTTTTGTTGAAAGCAGTATTAACACTTATAATACTATTTTGGAAAGTACGCATTTCCTTTTGAGTCGCTTCAATCTCTGTTTTTGTTTTGTCAATCTGTGTTTGCCATTTTTGCCACTCTTCATTGCTAGTACTGTTTTTTTGGCACTCTTCTAAATCTTTAAGTTCATCTTGTAGATCATCGAATTTTTGAGTTGCAACATTAAGCATTTCTTGTTGCTCTTTTAATTTATCATTGTACGCATCAGATGCACTTCTAGCAACTTCCATTCTTTCAGTAAGATAATCTTGCTTTTGTGCTAGACCATCTAATGAACTCTCAAACTCTTTATTGGAACTAGCAAGTCTTTTAAAGTTACTGTCTAGTTCCTTAGTTAAGTCTTTTGCTCTCTTTACTTTTTGAGCAAATGTTGTAGTATCTGCTCCTAATGTTATGAGCAATTCTCTTTTACTTTTTGCCATATAAAATCTCCAATCTTATTTTTATAGTTGGTCTATATAACACGCATCTTGTTGTTTTTCTTCATCATCACTTTGATTCGGATTGTTTACTTTTTGATGAATTTCTACTAACTTAAACAACTTTTTAGGTGTTGCTCTATAGAACTCTTCCTCACTAAGATTAAGTACATTAGTTGCTAGATAGTAACACCAATCAATATCAAATTCTAAGTCGTTTTTTGTTTTTGTTTTTTTTTGTCTTTTTCATCATTTTCCGGTAATGATGCAGTCATTAAGTCTGCTAATTTATCTGTAAAGAAAGGTAGTCCTGTGATTAAATCTATTCCCTTTACAAAATTCATACCTACACACTTAAATGTTTCTTTATCTTTTAGACAAGATGCCACAAGACAAGCTAATGCTTTTAAATCTTGGTCTTTTGTTATCTTATCTATTCCTACGAATACTGATTCTCCATATAAATCTTGGAATACTATTGCACTTTCAAAATCTAATACAAAATCATATTCTTTTCCTTCTATTTCTACTATTACTGGCTTTCTAAATATATTTATAGACATTTTCAACTCTCCTATTTAATTAAAATTCTTTTTTTATTTAATGTATTTTCTCAAAAAAAATAAGGAGATAGCATAAACTATCTCCCTTTACTGAATATTAATATTCAAATTATTTTGTTTTTATTGCTCTCATTTCTTCACTTGGAACTTCCGGCACTTTTGTAAACCAATTTTTTACTACTTCTTTCTCTTTTTCAGTTAAAGTATCATCGTTACTATCTGCTTTTATTTCAACTAAACCATTACTTTGTAAAGGCATAAATACACCTGTTAATGTAACGTTAGATGATTCTATAGATTCACCTTTTGTTTGATAAGCAGATTCGTCTCTTGAAAGTACTCCTTTATAAAGACAGATTTTCCTTGTGCCCCCTTTACTCAAAGGTGCTTCAAACATCAGGGCGAAGTTTTTAGCAGTAGCATTAGCAGATTGAGTATATAAACCTTTTTTATACTCATTTCCTGTTATCATTGCTTCTAGTTTTGGAGTTAAATAACCTAACTCTATAGTAACTTCTTTCGAACTAAAAGTTGGTATAACATCTTCTACAGAATCATCTGAATAGAATGTTACATTTTCTTTTTGATCTGTTTCACTTATAGATATTAAACTTTTAACTGGTACTGGTGTTCCCCATGTTGTTTCTTCATTTGTGTCTGTTAAAACTTCTGCTATGTGCAGATTCTTACAACCAATTATACGCATATGTATATTCTCCTTATTCTATTTCTTCTATTTCTTCTATTTCTTCATAGAAATCAAAAGCCATCGGTTGATTAAAAACTTCTATATCTTCTAAATAAATAGCAGATGTGATTTCCGTTCTGATAAACCCTGCTTTTAACATTCTACGTTTAATCTCATTTTTTAGATCTACAAAGTTGCTCTTTGCGAAGATATTTATTTGTACTTGCCAATGAACTACTCTTTCTTCATCGTCCCAAAACATATCCCCTCGCTCATTTGTAACATTAAAAACTATAAGAGGTAATCTTGACTCACCCCTTGCAACGAAGGATATTGGAACTCCTATGTCCTTTAGAGTATCTGCAACATATTTTTGCATATCCATACTATTCTAATCCTTCCATCATTTCTTTTTCTAATATCTCGTAGGCTTTTTTAGCAGACTTCTCAAATGCAACATCCATCCACCTTGAACCTGCGATATATTTATTTTTGGTCTGACCCTTCAATCTGCGTGTTCTAGTATTTTTCTTTTTCCATCCATTATGATAGAAACCATAATGGTTAAAATACAAACCTTTTATGTCATCCCATTTACTTCCATCATTCTTTTCTTTTAATCCTATTTCTACAAAACTTTGTTTTTTTCTTATCCTCTCCGGAAAACGTTTAAGTTGATTTCTACCACTATTAGCAGTATTTCTTGAATATTTAGTATGTTTTGAAAATGCAACTTGTTTCTCTACCTCTAAAACATGATCACCTGCTTTTCTAAGTGCCTTTCTTGGTGTCTTTGTTTCTCCAATCTTATCAAAGTAATCTATAAGTTCTTGCATACCTTTTACATCAACACTCATTATGTAACTGGTTCAATTTCCCTTCCCCAAAGTCGCATATACCTATTTGTTTCATTTAGGTTTTGAACAGAGTAAATTTCAAAGGCAGTACCTTTATAATAAATCCTGTCTTTTGTTGTTATATTAGGTATGTATCTCATAGTAAACAACTTTACAGATGTAGTATCTACTCCATCGTCCCTTAACACTTGACGAATTAATCTATCATCAAAATCTACTTTACAACGAGGACTTGCTATAGTAGTCCAAATTGGTGTTAAGAACCCATGTTCATCAGTTGCGTGTTCAAATCTTTGTATTTCAATGCGAGTGTTTAATGCTCCCACATCTACACTAATCCTTTGAATTGACATTATACTTCAAATCCTTTATTCATCCATAATATACCGGAGAATACATCGTCCAATTTTGCATTGTTTACATTTATTGGACTTTTATTTTCATAGAAATGTGATATTAACATAAGTACAGGCATAATTAAATCCACATCCAATGGAATGTCCGGATCGCTATCCTTACCTACAAACTTTCTTGCATAAGCCAATGCTGATTTTAAATACATTGCTAATTCAAAATCATCTAAGTCATGGTCTATTCTCATGTAATGTTTTACAACATCTACAGTCAAATCGTCCGGTGAGTTTATATCTTCCCAATCCATACAATCACCTTCTTTTAAAAAAGTAAATAGAGAGGATTTAAACCCCCTCTATTTTGATTATTAATTTTCAATTAATAACTATTTTTTCGCTCTAGTAGCACTAACATCTGCTACTACAAGAGCATCTTGATTAGATATTTTTCCATCTGCCATTAAATATCCTGCGAATACTTCAACACCATTTAGGAACTCTACTTGATCTAATCTTTTTACAACTATATCTTGTAACATATTTATAGAGTAACATTCTCCTATATTTGCTAATATTATTGCTTTGTTTCCAGTACTGTAATCTGGCATATGGTTATCTATAATTATTGGTATTGTACCTATTGTATAAGTGAATTTACCATTCACAATACCATTTTGAACATATTTGTGTCCGTTTCCATCTTCTAATAATGCTACTTGTGAGAAAGTTTTTCTATTCATTATGAATTTTGCTTTATCTAAGTAGTCCGGATGCATTTTTGTTATCATAGATACAAGTGCATCATAATCTAATGTAGCAGGAGTTTCTACAGTTTGAGTACCACTTGTTAAACCTTCCGGTTGTTTAGTTCCAGTTCCTATTAAGAAGAATTTATTTAACTCTCTACTTAATCTTCTAACTATTACATCTGTTAAGTAGTTATTTAAATCTATTGAACTGTTTTGTAATAATTCGAACGATGTTTTTACGCTAGTTGCTATTTTATGTGAAGTAAGTTCTATAAAAGCAAATGCTGGATCTTCTGAATTAAATTCAGTATTTTCATCTGCTATCGCACCATTACCATAACTTGTTTCACTTAATAATCTTAAAGTACCTTTGCTAGAGTATCTTCTACCTTCTGCTAAGATAGGACATTGTTCTTCTAATTTTTTTAATAATCCTTCTGCTATTGTTAGAGGTATAGTTGCTTTATTACCACTATTAGTAGTTAACATTGCTCTAAGTTCACCATCTAAATCATCCCCTCTGAAAAATGCATCAAGTGCTCTTTTTTCTAACTCTTCTTTTTTAACTTCTTTTTTAACTTCTACTTTTTCTTCTTCGTTCATAGATTTGTATCTTCTCTCTTGAACTCTTTCTAATGTTTTGTCTATTTTTTCTATTTCTGCTTTTTTAGCATCAAAACTTGCTAATTCTTCGTCTGATAGACTTCTAGTTTCTGTTTCTATAGCAGTAATCATCATTTCTAAATCTGCTATTAACTGACCTCTTTTTTCTTTTAATCCTTTTAACATTTTTTAAAATCCCTTTCTTTTGTTTAAAAATAAAAAAGAGAAGTGAAGAACACTTCTCTATAACTTCATGTTTAATTGTTTTAATTTTGCCACTTCTAACCACTTACTTTGTGCTAAGAATGTGTAATGTAGACTTTGATGTTCTAAGTCATTTGCCATATCTTGTGCATGGTCTAGCACCTCTTGTTTTTCTATATCAATGTCTTGTGCTATTTGCGAGTAAAGTTGTGCATCAGTTTGAGTTCTCTCTATAGTATCTTGTATTACATCTTTTAACTCACCTTTTGTTTCAGAGTCCATTGTATCCACTATTATGTTACTCTCTGCATCTCTTTTCTCTTCTTTTTGTTCATCAGATTCTTCCTCTGACTTATCCTCTGATTCTTCTTTAACTTCTTTATCTGAATCAGTTTTTTCTTCATCAGTTTTATCTTCTTTAGATTCTTCCTTTTTTTCTTTTTCAGAATATTCTGAATTTTCTTCTGATTTTTTTCTTAGTTCTTGCTCACTATTCTCGTTTTCCTCAAGTTTTAAAGCATCTTCTAATGCTCTTTTTTCTACTAAAGATCCAACGTAAGCAGGATTGGAAACAAGTGAAACCTCAAATAAATCTATATTTGTTACATATCTCTTCTCTAACTTCGGATTGATCGGCTCACATTCTTGCTCATTTATCTTAAATCCAAACGAACAAGCAGTAATCCCTCTACTTTCAATCTCTTTATATGTGTCCTCTGACACCATAGCATCAAATCTAAGACCTATTGAATCTTCTCTAAGTTCTAATGTCCCATCATTCGTATGGGCAACTTGCTTATCCCAATCATGCTCTAATAATAGAGGTACTGATTGATTTTTTTGAAGTGCTCTTGTAAACACACCACTTTTCATAGTTTCTTTAAACCATTTACTATCTCTATGTGAGTACATCACTTCACTTGCTCTTTCTACAACATTTATATAGCCACCTATACGTTTGCTATCATTGTCATACTCCAAGCTAACATCTTTTAATCTTATTTCCATTTTTACTCTTTCACCTCCTTAGAAGATTTTTCTTTATCTTTATCATCTGATTTTTGTTCAGATGCATCATCCTCTTTAGAAGTTTTTTCTGCATTTTCTAAAAGCACTTCTTCTCCAGTTTTGTTTTCAACGATAGAATCAATAGTATTCGACTTAACTTCTTGAACTTTCTTTAAGTACTCTATTGTTTCAGTATCACCACCAAGTCCTAAAGTACTGCGTACCTCTTCGATTGTTACAACATTTTGTTCAAACAATTTTAGGATAAAATCAGCATTATCACTTGGGGTCATTTTCATGATTTCTGACGTATCAAATGAGAAATAATAACCATCTGCTTTTTCTTCATCTGATAACAATTTTTGATTCATTGCTTGTTCAATAAGTACAACGTATGGAGATAAAGTTGTTTGAAGTAAAGACAATCTTTCTTGTGTTATGTTTGAATATGTACCTTGTTGTCTATCCAAACCAAGCATATGTTTTGGTATATTTAAATACCTTGCTATTTCTGCTATATTGAATTTTTTATTTTCCAATAAATGCATATCAGTTGGAGTCATTGCAAGTGGTAAAACTTGAACATCTCCCTCTAAAATCATTATTTTACCGGAGTTGTTACTTCCGGAATAATAAGATTTTAGATCTCTTTTTAACTGGTCTTTTATTTCTTTTCTGAATGGAGTTTTAGTATTTAGTATTGCTTTACTTGAAAGACCATTAACTAAAAGATTATACATATAGTTTGTTTCTTCTGTTGCAGTCGCAATTATATCGTTTGCGTAGTCTAATAACCCTTTACCTGTTATTGAGTTATATTCATTGTTTTTAATTAAAACTAACATATCATAGAAGTCAACGATTTCAGATGGATACCTTTCTCCGGATACATCTGTTGAGTATGATTGAACCTCAAAGTAGTATCCTCCACTATCCATTTTTGGTGTAATTACACTTTTTGGAAGGTATCTTAATGATACATTTTCACCATTTCTTTCTATTTTTGCATATGCGTTTCCATACAGTATTAAATCTTTTAACATTGCTTTCTTTAAGTTAAATGCAGATAAAGTTTCATTTGCCATATCTGACAATACTTTACTTCTAGGGTCTTCATAAAACACCTCATGAAACCCATCTTTTTCTCTATATAGGTAGCATGGTAACGATGCAATCGTATCCCCAATTATATTTATCCCTTGATTCAGAGCACTAATTTTTAGTGCAGTTTCTTCATCCACAGATGCAATTTGTGTACTTTCTCCCTCACTTGCTCTTGCGTATGAACTTGATTTAACGAGTGAACTGGTTGGTATTGAATACGTTTTTTCATTTGTATTCACTTCTTCATTTTTTAGAATTTTATCAAATAATCCCATGTTCCCTCCTAGTAACTAGTAATAGTAATAACCATACTCTTCTTCATCTACTTCTTCTTGCATTATTTCTGAATATGCAATTATGCTTGATACAAGTAAATCTATACGATTAGAACTTTTTTGTTTATCTAATAGTATATTCTCTTGTAGATCAGATTTAGTGATCGCATTTGCTACACAGAAATTTAAAACTGGATTATATTCATGTTTTATCACATTATCATAAACCAGTTCTCTGAACTTTTTGATTGAAGGTGAGAATGTTTTGTATGTCATTTTTACATCCACAACTTCATAATCACTCGATAGACTTGACATTAGATGCATTGCGTTCCAACTGTCAAATGCTATTGCTTTTATTTTACATTTATATTTATCTTCTATATTTCTAACATAATTTTCTATTTCAACTTGATTAACAAATTTCCCCTCTATAATAGATACCCACTCCGGATGGAATTGAGCGTACGAAGAATAATGTATTTTATCAGACATTTCTTTTTTTGCAACTGTTTCACTTGGTAAAAATGCTTTACTTTTAACTAAAACATTACCATATGTATCTTTTGCAAGAATAGAAACTCCACAAAGGTCTGTTGTTTTTGACATATCTATACCAACAACAACTTCTTTGCCTGTGAAGTCAACTTCATCAACTTGACATTCTTTCCAACTATCAAAATTAAGATAAGAAGTCAGAACATTCTGATTCAACCAAACATTTAAGTTCTTCGTTAGAAATAATTGGTACTTCTCATCGTCCTTTTTACTGGACTCGTAATCCGACTCTAACTTTTTCATAATCTCCGGAAACTCTGCAAATAACGGATTTGCTTTTATCCAATTACTTCTATCATCAAAGTCTTTCATATCCTCTGCATCTAGTTCATAAATAGCAGAGAAATATCTTTCGTCCATTTCTGTCTTACCTTCGTAAGAATCTATTAGTATACATCTTTCTGTGTAGGCAGGTGATGTTGCAGTATTAGGATAAGCAGTAGTGATTGCTATTATTTGAGCATCCAATTTGTATGTTTGTGAACTTCGGCACACCTCGTACAATGAATAGTCTTTATGAATCCCAAATTCGTCCACGATCGCACAATCTATACCTAATCCATCGAGAGTGTCAGCGTCCGAAGATAACGGTGCTAATTCTGATAGTGTTACTTCACACAATATTTTATTTATTTTTGCTTTCCCATAGACAGTAAACCTATCTCGAACCGATGGTATAGATTGGTCGAGCATTTTCTTTATTTCTTTTATAACGATTTCTGCTTGATCTCTTTTACTTGCTACTGTATAAACCTGTGCATAGTCATATAATAACGATTTAATAAATCCAATATATCCCAAAAGCATTGATTTTCCCTGTTTCCTTGCTATTTGTATATATGCTCTAGTAAATCTTACATAACCATGCTCTTTATGTTTCCAACAGAAGATGTTTCCAACTATCCACTCTTGGAATTTTGCCATCTTCATTGGTTGTCCTGCTTTTATACCATCTGCAAACTTAAAGAAATCTTGGAAGGATATTATAAATTCATATGTATCTAGGTCAAAATACCACTCGAAATCATCATCGAATTGTCTTTCAAGGTCGTTTAAGAACCTTTCACACTCTTTTATAATATACTTACCTGCTTTTATCTCCCTGTCTACTACACTTTTTGCGTATTTATATGCAACTATATCTCTGTAAGTTTTTCTATTATTATGCATTTCCCTTTACTTTTCTCATTAAATCTAGTAGAGGGTCTGCTTTTTCTTCTTTGTCAGAAGGTTGTACACTTGCTAACTTACTTCGTGAAGATGCATCTAAACCATATTTTTCAGATATTTTCATTAACAACTGCATATACTGTTGTTGTATCTTGATATATGGATTTGGTATGGGGTTTGTTTCGCCACCTTTATTTGTGTAATCAATTAGTAGAGGTTGGTCTACCATGCATAAAGTTGATTCAACATATTTCGAGTAGCAGTCTGCATAGATCCCTAACATTGTTGTATCTACGTTAGTTACTAGATTAACTTTCTTAAGTTCCTCTACTATTCTTTTATATTCTGCTACTGCAATTTCATCATTTTCGATAAAAAGAGGTATTATAATATTGTCATTGTCACCTACAAGGTTCTTCTCTCTTTCAAGTCGGTCTTGTATTTGTTTTTTACTATAATGCCCTTGCAATGCAGTAACATTCTTTCTTGCATTTCCCATATAATCCTCCTTTTAGATTACTTGTTGGCACAGACAGCAGGACTTGAACCCACATTACCTAAACTTAAAGTTTAGTAGTTTACCAATTAATCTTATGTCTGCATATTATATTGGCAGAGAGGAAGGGATTCGAACCCTCGGATGCTTTTACACACCACAGACTTAGCAGGTCTGCACCTTAAACCACTCGGACACCTCTCTATTTTGAACTAGTTTATTATGCAAACTAGTTTAAATTATGAACTAGTTCAACATCTGAACCAGTTTAAAAATTGATAATAGTACTGCACCTAAAAATGCATACTTACTTATGAATTGAAAAACACATCCACCTAAGTAAAGAAATGCACCTATAATAGTGTGTTGCTTTCTTGTTGCGACTGCACATAAAAATGCCAATACTATAACAATAGAAAATGAAATTACACTTAATTTCACAAGTTGCATTACTGTTACCATAAGTTATTCCTTTCTATAAGTAAAAATCTACCTGTTTAGGTTTGTAGTTAAGTAACTCCATTTGTTTGCTCGGACTTAATTTCTCTAATTCCTCGTGACAAACAGGGCATACTGTTACTAAATTTGATAAATCATATGCTAAGTGTATATCATCAGTTCTTTTAACTATATGATGTACTTGTAAGTTAGAATATGTTATCATTCCATTTTTAAAACAAAGTACGCAACAATTCTTATCTCGTAACAATGCTTTAGATCTGACTTTTCTCCAAGCACTCGACTTTATTGCTCGTTCTGCTTGTTTATCTTTTAGTCCCTTTTTCTTTTCTTTTATATTGAAACTTTTACATTTATCACAAAATGTATTTCCATAATCAATTAGTTTTCTACATTTATTACATCGAGTTTTCATAAAATCACCAAAAAAATAAGACTTGCCTTACCGATAAGACAAGTCTTGATATTTTATATACATGAGGAGGAAATGTCTATACTAGAAAACTAATAATAGACACAATTAACAAAAAACATTTAAAAATATTAGAGTTTAAGGGTATCTCAAGAACTCTAATAATATCAAAAATAAAGCATTTTAACTTTTTCTGTATGATACCCTTACACTATATATGGTGATTTTTTCGCTATTTTGTGGGTAGTAATTTTCAGAATTTTCAGAAAACTTTTTTACCCTATATATTCACTTAGATTACATCCTTTATTCTTCTACAAATTTTATCCAGTCTTTGTTGTACTGTCTTAGTATCCTTACCTACTTCTGTTGCAATATCTCTTATAGTGTAATTTGAGTTGTAACAGTCTATTATCTCTAAATCTATAAAATCTATCTTGTTTTGAGCCTGTAATCTCTCTATAGCCTTTTTTAAATCGTACCCAATATGACTACACATATCGTCCGGTCTTGGAGAATTTGTTATTTTACAAAACTTTAAACAATGCCTTATATGCTCTTTATCCGAATAATCAATAGCAGAAAAGTCATTATAAGGTGATTCATCTCCTAACCTCTTAGCAGGGCATCTAACGCCTAATATCATTCTTTTTGAGTCATACATATCTCCTAAAATAGTAGATAACAAATATTTAATTTTATAAAGACTTAAAGTTGATTCTTCTTTATTCTTTATCTTTTCCATCTCATTCTTAAGATGCACTCTTAACCTTTCATATGCTTTTAATACTTCTGCTAATTCTAAGTCTTTTTTTCTAACTCCATATTTTGCATCTTTTGTTGTAGGAAACATATCACTTTTTGTTATTTTTAAATCTAAGTGTGTGTAATCATTACTTGATCTTGTGTCTAATATACAGTTAGGTGCTTTAAAATCTGTTGCAGACTCTCTATTTAGCACTCTTTTAAACTCTTGTTCTGTTAAAATCTCGTACTTTTCTACCATATTATTTTTAACATCACTAGAATTAAGCAAATATGTACCATATCTCTCTATTATTTTACATATGTTAATATCTTGTGATAATTCATCAGTTGTGTTTATATTACATTTAAAATACTCTCTTTCTCCATCTTCTTGTAAGAAATATCTTAAAAAGAAAGCATCTACTTTTTTTAATTTTTCTTCTAAAAACGCTAACCTTTCATCTGAATTAAATTTATTAAAATCTAATCCTCCTAAGTCACTTACTTCTATCCCCTCTATACTGCCACTAAAATTAGCACGAGGACTTATATATCTGCTCATAAAACTATTTAATACTCCTTTTTACTTTGTTTTTCATTATTACATAACGTATTTGTGATGTGTTTTGTAAACAAAATATAAAAGTTTGATTTTATATAATTTGAGTGTTGACAAGTGTTGTTGGATGTACCAAAGTGTGTTATAATTAAGTAAGAACAAAATAAAAGGATAGAGGTGAACACAAATGCAACAAGAAAAGATTGAAATTGTTGATAGGGATTTGAATGAAAAAACAACATATACTCTACACAAACACACTACTTTAGATGGTGAAAATTTAGATGAAGAATTAGATGAACCGGATCTGATTAAATTTATTCGATTCATAATAAAAACTTGTAAGCTAAGTTTGTACATATGTATAAACCTCATTCAATGTATATTAAACTTAATGAAAGTGGTTTTTAATATGACAGATGATTATAAGCCTTTTAAGCCTGTTACAGACATTTATACTAATCATATGATTAATAGAACCAAAGACTACATGAATGAGCATATAAAGGCACACGCAGTCCGTACTCATAAGTATGAATTTATAAGAAGTAGATCATATGCAAGAAATTATATGATGATAGATAAACTTCTTACAAATATATACAAGAATAATGCAGAACTAGATGAAATTTTATATAAAGATATTATGTTAAGGATAGATACACTCATTTGTGAATCTGAAAAACAAGCATTTGCAGAAAGCTACAAATACGCAAAAGAAAGTCATTATAGATTTGAAAGCACAGATGCTTTTAATAGATATATAAAAGACAGAGTAATGAAGGGAGAAGATCATAAAGATGCAAATAAACAACTGTTGGAAGAACTTAAAGAGCAGTACAATAAATAATTATTTAAATGAAGGTGAAAAAGCAGTACCTGTTTTTGGGTACGAAGATTATTTTATAACTTCACATGGAAGAGTTTTTAGTGCTAAAAAAACTTTCACACATGAAACTTTAGATAAAGAATTATATGGATGTGTAGTATGGAAAGAATTAAAACCTTTTTATACTCATAGATATAAAACTGTTACATTAATAGCAAAAGGTAAAAGAAAAAACATACCAATTCACAAATTAGTTTTTGAAGGTTTTCAAGGTCATTATGATACAAGTTTCTTTAAAATAGTGTTTAAAGATAAGAATCCGGAGAATTGTAAAAATTCAAATTTACGTTTAGAATTTAAAAATAAATCTCAAAAAACATTAGAACGTTACCAAAAAAGACAAAGATTAAATGCGATTATGGGGTTATGTTAACCCCTTCTCTATCGCTCAAATTATAGAAGTAGCCACTACTCCGACTTAAGGTTACTGTATTTTAAAAGACAGGGCAAAAGTCGAGAGTGGTCACTTCTTTTTTTGTTGATTTTTCAATGATAAGAGTGGTGGTGTGTGACAGGGACACAAGGTGTGACAGGGACTATTTTTACTAAGGATTTTAATATGAAAACATTTGAAGAGAAGGGTCTTTTTTTGTTTTTAATTTTTTCTACTCTTTTTAAAAATGTTCTTTTTTTAGTGTTTTTATGCTACAATTATATATATAACACAAAGGAGGAACAAAATGGATAAAGAAAAATTTAATAATGAACTACAAAAAGTATTGAAACAAGGATATGTTATAGGTAAAATAATAAAACCATCAACAGCAAGAAAAGATAAAATAGTTCAAGCATTAGAAAGAAGGAATAATAAAGATGCACTATCTTTAATAATAGAGTTAGTGGTTTGTTCTCAAAAACCTATTCCGGAACAACTTATAGATTATACAGATGAAAACTTCATAAGTTACGCTCAAGCATTTTTAATAGGATTACATAATGGTTCACTAGCAGAAAAAAATGATTAATTTTTACAGAGAGAAGGTGTTTAATATACCCTTCTCTTTTTTTAGTTTTGTTTTGTTTTTTTTAACGAGCCTTTGGCGAGTTAGTTTCTTTTTATTCTTTCTATCTATAAATCTATCTATTTATAAACACCCCTCACTTTTTTCCATCCGAAACCCTCACTTTTTTCCATCCGAAACCCTCACTTTTTTCCACCCCTATTTTTTGAGTATTAATATTCATTTTTTCAATAAAAAAAAGTAGCCTATTTTACTAGACTATCTTTTAATTTTATAATATGTGTCAACTCTTTCAATTACTTTCTTTCCATTAGAATTTTGTTTGTATATTCTAAATTTATTTTTATCTACTAGATCATGCTCCACTAATTCATTACTCCATCTTGACATATTATCTAGGTTTCTCTTGTTATTTGTCGCATATCCAAGCTGACTACACAAGTAAGCTAAAGTTACTGGTTTATTACTTTTAAATATTTCATAATATATTTTTAATAAAAAATAAACTTTTATACTATTGTTGCTTACGCTCTCTAAAAGGCATTTTAAGGTGGTATGACTCACTTTGATATAGTATTTACCCTCTTTACTATAATTTATCCTTAGAATCAATCCTCGTGAGGAATTTACATATTTAAGTATTCCTTTATCCTCTAAATATTTCATCCTGTTTTTTAATGTTTTACTACTTATGTCTAATTCCATACATAATTCTTTTATATTTAGCTTACAATAATCTAAGTACCTGTAATCATCTTGTATATTATTGTTCGACCTCAAAAGTAATGCTATTAATAATTTAAAATCTATCTTTTTATCAATTACAAATGTTGGTACAGGTAATTCAAAATCTCCATATTCTGCTATTGTGCTTGAATATGTGTTATATATATTTTCAAAATCCATCCTATTTCCTCCTTGACATGATTCTATATACACATAACGCATATTTAATCACAAAAAGTAAAAGGACTGCGTAAACAGTCCTTTTTGCTTTGATATTTATTTTAGAAATCCAAGATTTTTATATCTCTCTGCTTTAGTAACTTTTGGAGATTCTGCAGTTTTTTCTTGGGTTTTAATCTCCGGCTCTTTTGAAACTTTTTTTTCAGATTTTTTTTCTTTTTCAGTTTCTCTTCTTTGTTTTTGACTTTTAAGAAACTCTTCAACAACTGGGTCAACAACTGGATCAACAACTGGATCAACAACTGGACTAGATTCTTTAAATTTTTTTTGAATTTCCAATTCTTTTTGTTGTTTTTCTTCATCAGTTTCTTCTCTAACATTTCTTTTTTTAATATTTGATTTAGGAGTTGACATATTAACAACAAAATTGGAGTAGTCTTTTGCATATACTTTCATTGCTCGATCTTTTAAATCTTTATAAACTCCTATTTCTATCATATATCTTAAAACCAACTCTTTAATCAAAGAAGATGCATTAGGTTGTTCTGTTAAAAAATCATATATATCCTTCTCACTTGGTGAGAAAGATATATTTTTTTTCAATCTTTTATTTGTTGTTGCCATGTTTTATCACCTCTTAATCATTATAAACTAATCTCATGTATTCGTAAAATCCATCAACATTGCAAGTTAATGGTCTATCTACCATTTTTGCACATTTAAAATACGATTTTATTTGCTTATTGAACAATTTAGCAGTTCCACCTATAAACTCTACTTCTAAGTACTTATGTAAGTTTATACCATAACCATCTAATTCATTATCTATTTTTTGTAGTTGTTTTTTAATAACATCATCTATTATCTCTTGTATTTGTATATTGTCACAGCCTTTATCTACCCATGTTTTCACTTGTAAATCCGATTGAGCACCTACTGAACTTTGTGCTAATGCTTTTTTAACTTTAGCATATACATTGTAGCTACCAAGTTGGAAACTTTGTGAGTTCTCTGTAGGTTGTCCGTCATTTATTTCTAAAAAGTTAACTGTTGAACCACCCCAATCTAAAACATATTTAAGTCCTAGATTATTTTCAAGATCTATTAAAACACTTCCTAGACCTTCCGGTAATATTTGAACTAATTCTATAGTGAATCTATGTTCTACTACGTTGTTTCCTTCATAGAATATTACAGTATGTTCTCCTTCTAATTTTGATTTTATCGCTTCTCTTTGTTCATCTTGAACATATTTATTGTATGATTCTCCATATCCTAAAACAACTTTTTCTGCATCACCTCTTAGTTTTGCTACTGCTACTAAAGTGCTCCATATATGTGTGTTTGTATCTTTTCCTTCTCTCTTATCTGCATACTCTGCTTTATCACCTATTGTCATTTTAACTCCATCAACTTCTGCATTAAAAGTATTTTCTCCTAGAAATCCTGTTGTGAATCCTTCTGTAACTTTAGTTGCATATAATAAAGTTCCTACCTCTGATTTTGCTTTTGTGTTACTTGCTCCACTATCTACTGTTATTATTATTTTTTTGTTTGACATTTTACTTTTCCTCCTGCGTTTTCGCTTTGTTTTCTTTTTTGTTCTAACTTGTTTCTCAAGTATGATATAAGTATATCACTTGTCGATATACCTGTCAACACTTTTTTCTAAAAAAATGTCAACACATTTTTTCTACATTATATATACATAAAAACTTTTGCGTACATTTTTGTCATCACAACTTTGTGCGTACAGTTTTGTACACACACTTTATAAGCACACTTCATAAATATTTTTTGTATTCAGTATTTTTTATGCAACTTGTCATTTTTTGTCGATATTTGTAAAACGTTTTTTTTGTTATATTTTTTATTTTTTTGAGTTGATGATTTTTATATTTTTGAAAATATTTTTTTGGAGCAGTTTATTTTTTTAATCAAAAGTTAGTTTAATTTCGATCAAAAAACACGCCAATTTTCTGTTGATAACTCTGTGGATAACCCTGTGGATATCGTGTGGATAATATTGTGAATATCTTTTTTGAACGTATCCTTGAAACCATTGAAAGTTCATACTTTGTACTCTCTAAGGGTTCTGAAATTGAACTGTAACAAGATTTACTCTTTTAACAAAATCTATTTCTTTTTTTTTAATAATAAAACTTAATTATTTATTTCAAAAAGGCAAACCGGTTACAAAATTTTTCTCTCGCATTTTTTTGAACTCACACAAAACTTTTAATGGGTTAATCTTATTTCTACAAAAACTTTTAAAAATAAGTGTTGACTCGTATAACCGTTTGTATTATAATTTATGCTAGTAAAACAAAAACTAGGAGGTAACGGAAATGGATAATAAAAAAACTCAAGAAAATAACAAGGACAACAAGAAAAGAGTAAATTTCACGATCTTGCAAAATGAAATACTAGCAGACCCTAAACTATTTAACAAAAATGAGGTATTGGCTTATATGGCTTTATCTTACTATGCCAATAGTGACAATCAATGTTTTCCAAGTTATGAGAAAATAGCTAGAATTATGAGAACTGGCAGAACTGTTGCAATTCAATCAGTTAGAGGATTAGTTGAAAAAGGTGTTTTAATCGTGGAACACAGAAAATCTACTGAAAGTCCAAAAAAACTAGCAAGTAATTATTATACAATCATTGACGAAGCACCTAGATGGAAATTTGTGAGCGAAGAAAACAAGAAAAAACTAAAAGAACAAGACGAAAAATACGAAAAAATCGAAGAACAAAAGAGATTAAACAAAACTAAAAAGCTAGAAGAATCTAAAAAAAATGCTCAAAATACTGAAAATGAGCCAAAAATAGAGTCAGACCCAGTAGTTGATCAAGTTGAAGAAACTCAAGAAAATGATGAAAAAACTAACAAAACTTGCTCAATTTGTGCTCAAATTTTAGTTGAAAATGAGATAAAATATGCTCCAATCAAGCAAGAAAAAGAACGTATTGATGCTATGAATCCGGATATTCTTCTAAGAGCAATAGAGTTAGCACAAGCAAACTGCCCAAATGCAGATTGGTACGATGTAGATAGATACTATGATATAGCAGAGATAGAGTATAATCAAAACCTTCGTTGGAAAAAGTTCCAAGAAATTCTAGGTAAAACTGACGATATAAGAAAATATGAAGATGTACAATGTATAGATTATCTTGATTTTGAAAATAAGTGTGTTTATGACTTGAGAACAGAATTTGGTGTAGTTTAATTTACATTCACCTGTTACGAAACGTTATGTAACTATGAGGTGATAATATGAAAAAACATAAAGACAGACCAACAAAGAAGGTTTGTAAGTTCTGTTCTAAAGAGTTTCTAGGTGAGAAGAACAGTAATTATTGCTCTGCAGAATGTAAATCTGTTAGTAGAGAAATTAGGAGGTTTATCAGATGCCTAAAGAAATAATCGGAAAAAGATTTGGCTCTTGGACTGTCCTAGATCAAGCAGAAAGTGATAGAAAATATAATTATTATTATAACTGCAGGTGCGACTGTGGGAACACACACATTTTCCGAAAGGATAAATTGCTAGACTGTTCCTTTTCGATTTGTAACAAATGTAACGGAGAAAGCATTTTACATAAAAAATCAGTATCGGAATTTTGGGACAGGAATATTAATGGAGATTTAGTACTAGAAGAATTGTCCGTTAAAAAAAACTACCTTTGGAAATGCCCTGTAGGACACATTTGGAAGGAATCTATACTTAGATTAACCGAAGAATGTCCGAAGTGCTTAGAATTGAAATATGAGGATATTTTAAACACTTGCAGAAATGAGAACTTTAGGTTTGTGATAAATTACCTAAAAGCAGTAGCTATGAATTTAGATTTAGAATTTTGTATACAGGAGGAAGATTACGATATTTTGTATGCTCAACTATTGATCGGAGATAATGTTGTAGTCCTGTATCCAAAGGTTCATGACTCATTTAATCAAAGCTACCATAAAAGCAAGGTGAAGTTCTTCTCAACAAAACAAAAAATACAATTCAAGATCAAGCAACTAGAAAACTGGTATGAAATAAAATTAGATTTAAATAAAAACAATGATAAGAAAAAAATTAAAAAATTTGTCAAAAAGGTATTGTATTCAAAAAAATAATTTGTTATAATGATTTAGAAATAGAAATTAAATTTTGTTTACTTTTCCTTTGTGATTCGAACCTCAGATGTTCGGTCTAATTTCTTATTTAAAGAAATAAAATTTTGTTCTTAAAGAACCTGTTTTTATAACAGGTTTTTTTTATGCCCATTTTTAAAACCGGACATTTCCCCTACTCCCCTGCCCTAGACCCCCTTTTAAGTTCCAAACTGGGAGATATTTCGCAGAAATCCCCCTCGGAACTCTTGTGTTCCCCAAAATAAAAAAAAAGGGGGGCAGAGGGAGAAAAAGGGGGGCGAAAAATGGGGGAAAAGATTGAAATTTCAACGATTTTTGAGATTTCCCCAAAATTTATATACTATAATATATATATGTAGATAAGTTTAAATTCTTATTATTTATTATCTTAATATTATATTTAATACTATTTATATTATTACTATTTTATTTTTAATAATATTATTTTTAATTATTATATTTATTATCATTTTATTTTTAATTATTATATTTATTACTATTTTATTTTTAACTTTTAGATTTAAGATAAAGTAGAATGATATGAATATTATAATTATTATATATATTATGAATAGTATATATATTTAAACTATTTATTTTATTATGAATAGTTTTTTTATTTTGAATTGTCAGATTTTTTACCCCTAGATTTTCTACTCTATATTTTTAAAGGTGTCCCACCCATTGATATTACTGTGTTTGAGGGGTTTTTGACCTCTATTTGTTAAAAGCTATTTTTTTAGGGGTTAATTTTTTTTATTTCAAGACCCTTGAAAGCCAGTAATACCAATAGATCTTCTTGTTTTATCTTTATGTTTTTATGCATATTTTTAAATTTTTCCTTCTATATATGCATTTTATGGGGGATTTTTTTTGATATTTTTTTTAAAATTTTGTTTGACAAATATTTTATTCTGTAGTATTATAATATTGTCCTCACAAAGAGGGGGGACGAAATTTGAATGTTGTTTTAGTTCTTTTTAGAACTTTAACAATAGTTTTTCAAATTTAAGTGTTGACAAGTAAATCATGATGTGATAATCTTAAATAGTCACCACGAGTTGCACACGCAACTTACTGTGGTTGATACCCTCACCTTTTTAAATTTTTAAAAAAGGGGGTTGACACGAAGAACTAAACGCTTTATAATTTAAAGTGTCCTCACGAAGTGGGTAGATAACCAGTTGATTCTAGGTACTACCTTTCGATAGAGAAACTTGAAGAATTATAAATTTAAGTGTTGACAAGGGGATACAGAAATGATAAACTATAAACATACAACAACTTAATCAAAGTTTTACCGAATCCATAGCTTTTAAGTGATATGTAAGAGGTTATACCCACACGATTCTCGACTGTATAATCCGATACACTTAATCCCTAGTAAGAGGTTAGTCGGTCAGCATTAAGCAGTTGATACATTTTTTGCACATTGATAATTGAATATTAATATTCACTAAGTTTGATAAGTTTTTAAGTGAGTATTAGGAGTTACCACTACTCCAGTATCAAAAGGGTAATATCGAGGACGGAAAGGGGTCACATCCGAAAGCCTATGCTCGTATGTTAGGTAAGGCTAACAGTAGACAGGACGAATACTCCCCCAATGTATGTGAAGTACAGTAGCTATGTAGGGGTCGCAGGGATTAATCCTAAACCTAGCACGATACAGTTTTTCGTGTGCTTGATTAGTATCAAGTTGAGTTCTCAAGGGTACTTGGGAGTTGAACTGGATACTAATCCAACCAATACAACGCACAGGTTTCTACTTTGAAAACCTTAAAAATACGCACATAAATTGAAAATAAATATTCAAAAACAAACACAATACACGAAATAGAAGGAGATTAAGAAAATGACACAATTATTAGAAATATTCGGAGTAAAAAGAACAGAAAAACAAGAGGTTAGGGTAGAGGTATTACCAAAATTCGAGTCAAAAAAAGTAACAAGTGAAATGATAGAAATATCAACAAAACAAGCAAAAGACTATGAAAAAGCAATGGAGTATATCGAATCTGTAGCAGACTGCACAGGAAGAATAAAAGAAGTAAGACGAATAGCAAGTAATAGACTAACAAATTGGACTGTACAATTCGCAGACGATGAAAAATATGTTCATGTGGTCGATACTATAACAGGTTATAAATACGGAACATTCTCACTAGGAAATAAAAAACTATGCAAAAATGAAAAAATACAATTCATACTGTTCAACTTGTTACAAGTAGTAACTTGCCCAAACGCAACAGAAGGTTGTTTAAAATTCTGCTACGCAAATAAATCAAACAACAACATAAAAGTAAAAAATTCAGCATCAAGAATATCAAGAACAAAAAACACAGTATTATCAATGTACGCAAACTTTGAGGAAATCGTGACAGAGGTAATAAAACTAGTAGAGAGTTCAACAAACAAAAGTACAGTATTCAGATGGCATGAATCCGGTGATATATACAGTAAAGAATACTTTGAAAAAATGATAAATATCATGAGCAAAAATTCGAGTGTACAGTTCATGTTCTACACAAAAACAATATTCACACTAAGCAAGATAAATGAAATAAACAACATGAAAAATGTATCAATGAGATACAGTCTTGATGATACATCAAGTGCAAAAATAGTACAGAGAGTACACGAAGAAAACATACTAAACACAATAGTCATACAAGAGCAAGAATTAAGTCAAGTGGTAAAAGAGTTCGACAATAGCATGGTGTGTAACTTTAACGGAACACAACAGGAAAGAGATTCAATAGTTGCTACAATAGAAGAAAAACAACAAGAATTAGCAAAAGAACATAGAAAAACATATCAAAGAAAAATACAAACTGATATAAACGGACTACAAAAAAGTCTGCTAAATAAAAATCAAAAGTGCCACTCATGCATGAAGTGCCACAACAAACAAAGAAATACAATAATGTTCGGTGCTCACTAAGTACCGAACTACAGGAAGGAAGTAAAAGAAAATGAGCATGGTAGAATTAGGAAACTTAATAAAAGAAGAAAAGATAACAGTACAAATGATGAATGAACTATACAGGGTGTATGGTTTTGGGTTCATAATCAAAGATGGAAAAATAAAAGGGTTCACAAGATAGATAATAATAAAACATAGAAGATAAAAGGAGATAAGAGTAATGAAAAAAATAATATCAATAATAGCAGGGATAGTAATAGCAGTAGGAGTAATAACAGGAGCAACAATTAACAGTAACGCACAAGATAAAACAATGACAGATGTAAAAATAATAGATGACTACAGTTACGAAGTGCAATATAATAACGGACAAAAACAAAAGTTCAAATACAATACAGAGTTAGAATGTGCAGAAGAGTATAGCAACACATGGTATGAAATATACGGAGAAGAACAGGAAACTGTGATGACAGATGTAAAAATAATAGATGATTTCAGTTATGAAATAATCTACGCAGATGGTGAAAAAACAATACATACATTTGATACAGAGTTAGAATGTGCAGAAGAGTATAGCAACACATGGTATGAGATATACGAATAAAATAAAAGTGGTTCTACTAGGGGTACACTTAAAACACTCCTAATCCAGTAAAAAAATAAATAGTCGAAGGACTTTAAACTATAAGGAGATAATAAAATGAAAATAGTAGATTTAACAAATAACAATGAAGTAATAGTAAAAGTTGATACAGAAATAGGATACAAATTAGCACTAAATCCACAAATAAAAGGGATGTTTGTATATGAAGATGGAAATACATATGTAGCACTATTCAATGATGGTGATACAAACTGGATAGAAGATGCAAAAACTTTCGACTTAGCTTGTCAATGGTTAACAGGAAAAATAGATAGTATAGAGTTATATGAGAAAAATGAAGAGGTGATAGAAATGAAAAGAGAAAAAGATATAGAAATATTTAGCATAGAAGAAACAGAATACGAAGATGGAAGTTACTGGGTAGAATACAAAATAAAAGGTACTAAAAAGACTTCGATCGAAATTGTAAATGGGGACGAAGAGGATGCAGAAGAGGATATAGAAAAAAAATTCTTTGAAAAAGGTGCAGAAAAACTTTGTAATAAAATAAACTTAGAAGAATGTAGCGAAAAAATGCAAGAAGTAATACATGACTGCTTAATGTCAGAAAATGGAACATGGTTTATAGATGAAAGTGATGATATGGAAAAAGAAGAATTAGAACAACTAATAGCTGAAATAGAAGAGCTAGGGTTATGCGATTGCATGGTAGTAGATGACGAAGAAGGTATAGAAATAACAATCTATGGTGAAACAATAACAAAATTTATATACTAAAAATAAATAAAAGTGTTGACAAGTGTACATACATGATATACAATATAAAATATAAGATAAAACAAAGGAGATAAACAAAATGATGGTATTCGCAGAAAAAGCAATGATTAAAATGAAAAGAGAAGTAAATGAAACGATGACTTATGAGATAGGTTGTATAAATAAATTCCAAGAGAACATAATGGCAACAGAATTAGTAATCGAAAAAGCAAACACAAAATATGAGTTCTTCTTGGATTATAATATAAAAGAAAAAGATATAGTAATGATATATTGTGCAAATCAAGTTGGTATGACAGAGGAAGAATTAATAAACGCACACTCAATGATAGACCTGTTAAGTCATGAATTAAAAATTACAATAGAATTTATGTTAACATTAATATAATAGGAAATAGGTTTGAGGTTATCCTGTAAAACCTCTTAATTTAAAGAATAAAATTGAAAATTAATAATCAAAAAAATAAAAGAAAACAAAGGAGATAAACAAAATGAACCAAGTAGAAATAAAAAGCAAATTTATAAAAACTGTAGAGGTATTAAAAGGAGTAGATACTAACAAAGGTGTGAGAAAAATATTTGAAAATGAAAGTTGTTCAATAGTACAACTTAATCCTCACAACAAAGAATGGGACATAGCAAAAATTTGGGGAGTAAAAATAGAACAGGTATTCTTAACTAAAGATAAAACATGGTTAGCTATAACAATATCATCTGAATATTTAGGAATAGAAAAACAACCAAATGATAAATGGGACATAGTAGTAATTCATGTATTAGTTGTAGATAATAAATATCAATGTTCAATACAAAGAGCAAATGAAACACTATATGGAATAGAAGTACTTGATTAATAAAATAATAGGAAATAGGTTTGGGGTTCACCTGTAAAACCCCTTAATTTAAAAAATAAAATTGAAAATAAATAATCAAAAACAAATATAACAAAAGATGAAGCAGAGGAGATAGTAAAATGAACAAAACACAATTAACAAAAGGATTAAATAAATTAGGAAAAATAGTAAAAAACAATGAATTAGATTTAAGAAATATATCAGAAGAAGAAATATGTAAAATATTTGCTCAAGCAGAGGACGTGACTATTGAAGAGGAGGAAATAAGATTCTACTTAGGAGAATACAACGGAAGAATAACAAAAAAAGATGTAATAAAAGAGGTTTCAGATGTGAAGAAAATAAATGGAGCATATGGACTTATAGTAAATGTAGGAATATTTAGAAAAACTATAGAGATAGTAGCTAATGTATTAGTGGACTGTCACACTACACAAGGCTACGATGAAGAAGTTAGTATAGATGTGAAAAAGATAGTAATAAACAGAGAAACAGAAGATAAAAAAGAAGAGGTTGAAATAACTCCGGAAGTAACTGCTATGGCAATAAGGAGAGAATCAGAGTCTGCTAGAAAGATAGTAAAAGTTATGGAAGAAGATGAAAAAGAAGAACCAACTATACTAGATTATGGGTGTGGTTTAGGTAGAAATATGCTTTACATAAAAGAAAAAACAATTAAAAAATATGCCCACATACATGGGACAGATACAGATAATCAAATAAAAAATATAGAAAAAAGCAAAAACTATAAAGAACTTAATCCAACAGTTGGTAGGTTGAGAATCCACGATAACAAATACTTAAAACAAAACAAAAGCAAATATGACTACATACTAAGTAGTCATGTGTTAAATGTAGTAACCGATGATATAAAAGAAGAAATACTAAAAGATATGCACTATCACCTAGCAGATGATGGCAAAATAATTATCCAAGTAAGAACAAGATCCGATGTGGAGAGTGCACTATCTAAACAAAAATATGGAGATGGTTGGTTAATAAAAAAAGGCAAATACACAACGTATCAAGAAGGAATCACACAAGAAAAAATGGCTACATTGTTAGCAGGTGCAGGTTTTAAAATAGAAGAACATACATATAACAGTACAACACACATGGTAGTGGCTACAAAATAAAAGTGTTGACAAGTGTGTACACATGATATACAATATATAATATAAAATAAGAAGAGGTGAAGAAAAATGGAAGTAAACGGAAATAATTATTATTTTAGAAACTACAAAGAAGTAAAAACATTTTTAGAGGATAGAGGTTTTGAGTATGAGATACCTCACATATCAGATAAAGAACTTGAATATCATAAAAGATATTGTGTTGAAATTAGAAACAATAAAATAATATGGTGTGCAGTAGAGTATATAAGTGGTGGGTTAGTATATAACTATGCACCATTTTATGACAACGTAAAAACATACAGATTTAAAAAAAGTAAAAAACGTATAAGATAGGAGAATAAGACAAAAGCAAAAAAAGAAAAATCAAATAAAAAAATAAAGAGGTGAGTCACATGGAAACTGTATATATAACAAAAGACGAGTTTGAATACAGATGCCCATATTGTGGTGTAGAAATCGTAGACTACTCAAAAGATGAAATGGAAAGTGGTAGTGAATATTGTGGCAACTGCCTTGAAGAATATTACATATGTGTAGCTACTAACGAAAGAGAAGGTGAGATACATGAATAAATGGTATAGACTAGGACAAGCATTTGCAGAAAAATATTCAGACAAAGAATTATTTAAATTCTTAAGTGAAAATAATTACACAAATGGAATGAGTGGCAATGGAAAAGATTTCAAAGAAAAAGATTACACTAAGATGTGTGCTTTAGTTGGTATAGAGGAAGAAGAAGAAAACAAACATTATATATATGGGGAAAGAAAGTATTGTTTTTACTGGGGATTTGATAATAAAGGAGGTAAGTAAAATGTTAGAAGAATTAAAAAAAGCATTGATTGGAAAAGAATTTGAGGAAAATGACTACTATGACGAACTAACAAAAATTGCAAGTCAATTTGGATTAGAAACAAATACTTGCGATTTCGACAACGAAAGAATCTATAATAAGGGATATGAAAATAAAGAATGTTGGGAAGATGAACTTGTCGCAAATGTTGAAATACAATTTATACCTATTTATGATGAACATGGAGAAATAAATTGTTATCATATAAGAATAGTAGATGTGTATTAAGAACTGTTTAACTTGTATGTAAATTAGGAATTAGGTTTGGGGTTCACCTGTAAAACCCCTTAATTTAAAAAATAAAATTGAAAATAAATA